CTCGGCTCTGGGTGAGTTAAGAACCCAAGTCTTTCCATCTGTTGAGATCTGTTGCCTGTTGTAGGACTCCACGAACCGATTGAGCTTGGAGGCGGGCTTCTTTTTGTAGACGGCGACAGGGGAGAGATTCCTAAGTGCAAACTTGGCAAACTTCCCAGCCTTGGTGTCTGGCACGACCTCCGTGAACGGCTTGACTACTTTTTTGCCTTCGTAGTCGTAAGCGTATGGAGTCCTGTATCCAGTAGCTGAGGGGTATGCTCCAACAGCAGGGGCGAACTTGGACAGCATTCTGTCCTTGTTTAATAGGCTTGGCTCTTCGGATGCAGTTCTGGATACATAATCTTTTGAGGCCTCTACAAGACCCCTAGCGATTGGAGGGGCTGTAAATACCGATGCAAAATCAATAACAGGGTCAACCACGTTCCAGTCGACGAACAATGTCTTTGCTGTACGAAGCTGTCCTCCGAATGTTTTCTGGGTAAGGATTCTGCTGAAATCTCCGACAAGGTTTTGAGAGACAGCGATTCCACCACCACGATGAACCGCATCTTTTACTGCTGTTGCCATTGCAACACCAAAGCCCATAGCGGTCACAAACGGCTCAATTCTGCTCACATCGAACTCCTTGTCGCCAATTCGGATCATATAGGATCTGTTCCCATACCGAGTGGTTCTGCCAGCGGAATCGGCTTGAGCGGCGGGGCCAGTAATCAATAGGAACTTTTTATCGTCGTCCTTGTCTCCCTCCATGCTTCTAAACAGAGCCATCAGAATAGCCGTTCCAACAGCTCCCTCGGTCAAGCCAGCTACGGCGTTTTCGTAGTTGGTCAGATCCATAAACCTCTGGCCTTCTTTATTTGTTTTGACTGAATTCATCGCTCCGATTGCTGAATCGGCCAGTCCTACAGGGGTGAAGGCCATCCCTCTTGCCAGCACGTTGTACGAGATCCGAGCGAACAAGGTAAGGCCTCGAAGGATCTGTAATCCCATCGACCCACCGAAGGCCACAGGGGCCGTGACAGCTCTTGCTCCACCCTTGCTCGGGTCAAAGCCCCAGTTTTCGAGGCTCTGGGAGGCGTCGGATATGCCTTTGCTAACTTTATTCAAAGCCCGAGGGATCGCCTTGCCAGCCCTCTTGAATGTAAACGGCTCGTCTTCGTTTGAGGCTACATCCTCGTTAAGGGTCTCACGAGAAGACCGCTCAACTGCAATTTTCCAAGAGTCAGACCCGTACTCGCTGATTTGGTTCCGCACATAGTTAACCATCTCTTGGCCTTTAAGGCCTTTTGCCTTGGCCATTCTGAATGCGATAGATCCTACGAGGGTTTCTGCCGTGAATGATTTGGCGAACTCGTCGGCCGCCAAAAGAGCCCGCAGTGGCAAGCGAATCTTCTTTCCAAAAGAGCCAGGGATCTTTGGATCGTTTTCGTAAAACTTCTGATCGCCTTCGTCCAGCAGGGTCGCATCGGTATGGTCGATGTTGTAGTAGGGCTTTTCGGTATTGAATGCCAAGCGGGCATACCGCAGTCCGTTAATTACGGAAGGCCACATCGCCATGAAAGCCTCTTTTGCTTCCTCGCTGGCTCCGTTCACAACATCCGACACGCTGGCGTATGGGTTCCCGATTGTTCCGTCTGGAAGCCTCACATTGAGGCCAGCCTTGCCCATGAGGTAAGACATCCCAGCCTCCACCATCCGATAGAATGGGTTAAGAGCTACGAAAGGAGTCTTCGATACGTTGGCAAGCTGGGTCGATGTGCTGGATACAAGCAGGGCAACGTGGGCTTCAAATACTGCATCACCGACGCTGGCTTGTTTGCCTTGAGACCTACGAACCATTTGCATGGCCAGTCCGACGTTGCTTGGCTTCCTCCAGTCGAATAAGGAGCTTTTGCCGTCAACATTGTGCCAATCGGACTTGCCAGAGGTGTCTGACTGCCCTGCGTAGTCAAAACCCATCGCCGCAACGATCTCTGCCAGAATCTCTTCTTTGGTGAGGGGAACCTCATCTGGATTGGCTTCGATACCCCTAGACCGCAGGGATGCTCCGTTGGCAAATGCGGTCAACTTCGCTTTCAACTGGCTTCTTGTGATCCCTTGGGTCGCAAGCTCTCCAGCCACTTGGTCAAACCTCTGCTTTGTATTTGTCTCAAGAGATTTCATCAACTGCATCACTCTGGCTGGCTTGATTCCAGCCTGTTTAGCGGCCGCCATCGGAACCATCCCAGCCATCACAAGTCGGATCGCCTCGGCGTCCTCTTTGGACATCTGAATTGTGTCCAGAACGTCTTTAGCTGACTTGCTTTCACGGATCTTGAGCTGGGCGGTATCCCAATCCATCTGCTCAAGGCTTGTGTTTGCTTTCGCCAACTCTGCCTGTAGGGCTTCGATCTTCTTGGCAGATTCCTGTTCTAGGACTTGATATTTATCTAACTGATTCGCCCACGCTTGATTGGCGTCTTGGTATTCCTTAATCCGAGCCTCCATATAGGCTCCCCACTTCTGCCATTGTTCGTTTGCGTTGAAGGCCTCTCCAGCTTGGCTTCTGGCTTTATCCAGTTCGGCTTGAAGGAGGCGGATCTGCTCGTCATTTGCTTCCATCGACCTCTTTTTGAGGGTGGGGGAGATGGCGTTCCTATATAGTTCATCTGAATCTGGGCTTCTTCTGTAGAGTTCAGCATTAAAGAATGACCGATTCCGCTCATCTGCCGTCATCTGGCTGTCACGCCCGATCCGCAGGGTTCTTCCAAGATTCGTTCTTTTGATGTCGTTTGCCATTGTGAGAATCGCAATTTTACGAAGTTCCTCTGGGGTCTTGGCTGTCTTGGCGTCCTCGGCGAGGGCCATGAAGACCGCCGCTTGATTGGTTGCTGATGTCTCAAGAGTGCCTTCGAGTAGATCTGCATAGAGCTGGTCTTTGTGAGTAGCGACCAAGGCTCTTGCGGCGGCCAGAACGGATGCATCGGTCTCAATGGTATCAATAGGTCGGCGCATTTCTCTGGCTACCCGCTGAACATTGCGGAACTCGTCGTTTGCAAATGGGCCAGCACTACGGACATCTTGGCCTACATAGGGTGCGCCGACTTCGTAAGGAGCGTTCTCTTCGGATGCCCTTTGGTAGGTAGCGTCGATTTCTTCGTCGGTAATGACGCTTCCAGACGCACCCAAGAATCGAGCCAATAGGTCATTGAGCGGAGCTTGTTGCGAGCCATTGTTGATCGGCTCCTCATCTGGCATACGAAGGCCTCGTGAGAACATGCCCAATGATGGGTTCTCATCTCGTAGAGTCTGAGCCTTGTCCCTCATGTCTTTCATGGCTGTATATTCTCTTATGTCAGCCGCAGTCATTCCGTATTTATAGGGCTTATTGTTTTCTTCTATTAAGGCATCTCTTTTTAATCGTTCTATTTCCTTGTCGGCCTTCTGTACCAGTCGATCCATTTGTTGCTTTTTGGTGATCCCTCGTGAAAAGAGCGAGAGTTGCTCCATTTTGGGAACCTCGACCTCTGGTACTGCCGACTGCTGTTCTAGGACAAGATTCTCTGGCTTTGTGCTTGTCTCCACTTGCATGAGATCTGACTGGAAGGCGATCCCAGGCCATTTCTCTTCACGAGCCTTGTTCATCAGCATCGTGTAAAGAGTTTCCTCTTGTGACGACAACTGCTGGGGAGGTATAGGACGATAGTAGCCGTCGTCTTCCTTCTGGTAGGATCCGTGCTTTTTCTTGTGTAGCTGTAGGAGCTTGGTCTTTAGGACATCAATGTTGTTCCTGTCCTTGTCTTGGATTTTGATGCCTCGGGCAAACAGGGTGGCCTGTTCCAGCTTTTTCTCAATGTTCCCTTGGCGAAGATTTTCAACCATCTTCATAAAGTCGAACGGCTGGCTGGATAGTTCCAGAGCGGCCGATTGCCCTTGGGTCAGAATGGTCGGCTTGATTGCCGAGTTCTGAATCATTGCGTTCCTAGCTTCTTGAGGAAGTTCGGCCGCCAAGGCTTGCATGTACTCCTTGAGGTTTCCGTTAATCTCAATTCCAGCCTGTCCTGGTATCGAGGCCATCTCGGTTTGGAATCGGTTGTCGCTGTACATTTCGGTGACAAATTCGTGAATGTTTCCAAGGCCGTAGTAGATCGAGCGAACCTTCTGCGGGTCAGTCTGGATGTCTGAAACCTTTGTTCTGAACATCGGTGCAGAGGCACGCACCTTATAGGAAGCGTAAAAGAGTGGTTCCAGATCCTGCTGACGGAGCTTTTCGATACCACTTGGGGTCAGAACAAGGGTCGTGTTTTGCACTCCGCTTGTTTCCATTCCTTCCAAAGCCTCCTCGTCGGTCTGGTTCAAGAACACGAAGTCTGGGGATCCCTTGGAGGCCACAAGGCTCATTCCAGAGTTCCGACCCATTGGGCGTGTTCCTTCCAGCCCTTGATCCTTTAGGTACTTGAGGAGAGGGAAGGTATTCTCGCTGGTGATTTCGGCCTTCATGTGGATCCCGTCCTGTCCAATCGGTTCTTCGTAAGGAGCCATGTGGAGGGTCACATCGTAGGTCGAGGCCAGTCCAGTACCGAAGATTGCATCTGCCACAGGGTTTCCAGCCGTATCCTTCGATACGTTAACAGCCGCCAAATAGGCCTTAATTAGGGCTTTGAGGGGCTTGTATCCTCCCTTGCTTCCGTTTGCCAAGGGCAGGGGATTACCCTCTGCATCCATCTCGATATCTGGGCGGTTTGCGTACTCGACAAGTCTATCCAGCTCCTTCTTGCCTGTTGCCGTACCGATTCCTTCTTTGACTAAAAGGTTGTGAGTCAGAACGTGCTTGTATTCATGGATTGTTGTTTCAATCGGTTCCCCGCTGTTCTTGATGCCGTGTAGGCTCAAGACAACCATTCCGTTGCCTTCTTTGGCTGGCTTGTAGTACGACCTTACAAAGCTCGGATCTGGGTTGATTTCGGCTGGGACATAAAGTCCAGCGGTCATCATGCTTTGCTTTGTGTTTGGCGTAGTAAGCAATTTCGCCAAAGCTCTTTGGCTGGGCAGGGCGTCTGGCTCGTTCGCAACGGCGTTAAGGAGATCCCTAAACAACACGCTATTTCCAGCGTTGCTGTCCAGATAGTTCGCCAAACCACGAGAGAACAGGGTCATCTGACCCTTGGTTTCTTCGATAGCCTTAAAGCCCTCCATCGGGCTGGCTTCGGTAGGCTCTTCTTTTGCGGTAGGTGCTTCGACCCCTAGGAAATTTGCATATTTAGATAGCTGACGCTGGAGGCTCTGGATGTGCTTAAACACCCAGAATCTGTCTGGGGCGACTTCGCCATCGAGGTTGCCCACGTTCCTAGACTTGTAGGCCTCGGGGGTCTCGGAGATCTGCTGATAGCTCGCCCCGCTGACATACATCATAAAGATCTTCCTGTCGGAATCGGCCAGCGAGGCCATGACTTTTTCGAGCTTGTCGTAAAGTTCCTTGTTGGATTCTGGGGCTTCTTTTTGAGCCATGTAATCGCCCACGGAGGCTTCTTCTTGTTCGACATCGCCCTCTTCGTTGAATGTCCCGCTTATCGGAGCATCTTTTGAGATGGTCTCACGATTCTTGGCTTCCTCTTGCATCTGCTTGATGCGGTTATCAACGGCAGACAGGATGAAGTTAGGTACGTTCTCAATCAGCTCACCCTTTGTATTCTGTCCGTGGCGATGATTGATCTGTGCCTGTAGGGCGATTGCGTAGTCGTATAGGTTCTGGTGGATCTCATCCTCGCCTAAGTTTCCAGCTTCGAGCCATCCGTCATCCGATGCCTTCATCGCCTTGTAGCGAATGTTTCTTCCGATGACTCCTTCTGGGGAGAAGTCTTTTGCGTTATCGTCGGTCAAGAATCCTTCGACGATTTGCTCTTTGGCTCGGCCTTGACCAGCTTCACGGCGTAGACCCCTTGAGCGTAGCGAGAACCCATTCTTTGGCCCTCGATACATCCAAGCATCATGTCCTTGATTGATTTTAGCCACGATCATCGTTGCGATGGCGTTGCTGTTGTCTAATGCCTCTTTCCTGTAACCCTCGTTCTTATCATCGAGGAATGCTTTGTCTGGGATGTAGAGGCTTTGCCCAGAGATCATTGACCCGTCGCTGAACACAACAGCCCGAGGTCTGCCTTCCTCGTCGATAATGTTGTCCATTACCTTGCCGACTGGGCCAAGCAGGGATCCTTGGCCTTTGGCTACTTCTGCCTTGAGGTTTACTAGGTTGTCGGAGTTCACCCCAGCGGGCATCACTACGCCAGTTGTCTTGCCACCATCCTTGGTTGTGAAGGTGGTGACCGCCGCTGGGACATTAGCCCCGAACATAGAGGAAACGAAATTCGCCCCTGTGAGGAGATTGCCTTCGACCACAAACTGGTCTCTCTGGGTCGCATTCTGCCTTGATCTATCGTAGGTCTTGCCGAATCCGTCACCCTTACGGCTTTCGGGCATCTTTTCCTCAACGTATCTATTCCAAGAATCTGGATCTAAGGCGTTATCTCCAGTAGTAAGCACCTTGTTGATTGCCTCGTTGAATACTCGGTTCTCGATCTCAGACTCTTCCATTCCGCTCTCGTGCATCTGAACCGCCATCTCGTATGCAACTGCATTAACCTCTCGCAGTTGTTCTGGGGGAAGAGTGTCCACGCATAGAAGGCGAGGCCCGCGCATAAAAACGACCAGACCAGATCCGTCCGTGTTGCGATAAATGCCAACTGGCAAACTTAGTGGGTCTACGCTTGGGTCACGAGTAGGGGCTTCGTTTTCGCCAATGGGTGACTTGTCTAAAGAAATCTTGAAAGGATTAACGTGAGCAAGTTCCGATGCCTGTAGCGGGATTCGGACTTTGTTCTCAAACCCAGCCGTCTGGAGGACTAGGTACTGCCGACTTTCGGCGTGAGGGAAGCGGTTGTTCAGCTCAACACCTACGACATAGGCGGGGATCTGTTTTGTATCCTTGCCGAACCAAGCTCCCTTACCAACGAGGTCTAAGGCTCGTTCCACATTGTACTTGGTCTCGGCGTACTGCTTCCGAGACTTCTCCAAAGCCCTTACCTTCGCCAGTTGCTCCATCCGTGGGTTGCTTGAAATACGGGCCAGCTTGTCCTTTAGGACAGAGTCGCTGGCTTTTAAGAAGTCTGATACGGCTGTTTCGGCCTGTTGCTTGGCCTGTTCGAGGGTCGGGATTACCTCTGCCGAGGTCGGAGGAGGGGTCGGGTTATTGAATCGGTATTTGGCGATGCGGGCTGGTTTAGAAAATGCGTCTTCACCAGACTTGGATTCTGGAACGCTTGTGTTGAAGATCTGTAGGTCTCCAAGCGTAGTCCAAGCGACTTCGTCGGTATAGTTGGATCCATTTTCTAATGCGTTTTGAGCCTTAAGAAGCGTTGCGGATCCAAAACGCTGTACACCATCCTCAGATGGTTCGCCCGCTTTGTAAACAAGTGTGTCATTACCGCTGTTTTCGTATAAGAACTTTAGGGTTACTGGCCCAAACACCTCTCCGCCTTTTGGATTTGCATAGAAATATAATGTATCGAGTTGTTTTTTGTTTGGTAATGCCGTTTTGGCGGGCTTGTCCGAACTCGCAACCCCATACGCATCCCAAGCCTTTTCGTCAGACAGCTTCTCGGCCTTGTAATCTTTTTCTTGTGATTCCAGCTCGTAGGTTCCGTTCTGCTTGGCGAAATCAACCATCGCAACGTATTCGGCTGTGATCTCCTCGAAGAAATGCCTCTGATCCTCGATATCCAAGATCAACGCCTTGTGGATCATCCTTCGCATCCCATCCCCTGGCTCACCCGAAGTTAGGATCTTTCGGATATCCTCAAACTTCTCGGGGAAGTTCGTTCCAGCTCTGGTGTTGTAGGCCGTTCGTAGCTCTGGTTCGTTAGCCAATACAAGGGCTACGGCGTTGTCTCCGTAGGTATTTAGCATATCCAGCCCAAGGTTCTCGCCAGCGGCCGTTGCGTCTTTACCAGTCGTCGAAGCACCAAGACGGCGCATCTTCTTCTGGGTCATCGCCATAATCCGAACTTCGGCAGGGATGTCTTCGCTGTAGATGTAGACAAGTTTGGGCGCACTTTGCTGATTGTTGCGGTTTGTTCTGCCCAAAACTTGGATTGTGTCGACGATGTCGGGGGCTGGTTGCATCACAATATGGGTTCGTGGAGCTGAACTCTTGTTGCGGGGATCGTCGTGTGCCGACAGCCCAGTCGAGCCAGTTCGGCTGACGATCAGAACCTTCGTCTGGTCATTGTTACGGAAAGCGATTAGGGAGTTTTGCTTGTCTTGGTCGGTGACGGATCTCTGCGAGAAAGCACCAGAAGGGGTGACTGCGATGTCACGACCCGATATCTCAGCACTTAGGATCTGCCGTCTTTGCAGTTCAGCACGCAAGGCATCAAATGGGCTGATCGGGAGCTTGTTGAGGGTCTCGGCATTGTCTTTGATGATTAGAGCCAGATCCTTGAACCCAGTCTCCATTAAGGAGTCGTGAAGCTCGATAGACTTCTGGCTTACCCAGTTTGGGATGTTGGACTTGCCGTTGCTCTTGTTCCAATCAATCGTGAACTCAAGGGAGGGGGCGTCGCTTTTCTCGTCTTTTGGCCCGATCTTGACTTTGTTCGTGTTGAGCTTCCTTGCGTACCGCTCCATGAAATCCTTAAAGGTGACTTTTGCGGTCTTGTCGTAGCTTTGAAGGCTTCCGCCCTCCATGATCTCCTTGGCGTCCCGAAGGAAGGCTTCGCCTGTCGTGTCCATTGAGATGAACACCTTGCGACCAGCTTTGATTTCAGCCTCGGCCAAGTCTGCTGTGTCCTTGATTTTAGCTCCAAGAACCATGTTGGCGGCGACATTGTGGAACTGGCCAGAAAGGGGATAGATAAGGGCTTTTGCTTCCGTTCCGTCGTAGGCTTCCTGTGCATCCTGTACGAGCTGTTGGGTCAGCTTCTTCATCTTTTCGCCGATCTCGATCTGCCTCATTTCACCAAGAATTTCATTGGCGGCATTATGGGCATCAATGACCTCTTGCTTGGCTTTGATCGGGGAGGGAATGAATGGGATCTTCTGACCCTTCCAAGTAAATCCACTCTGGAGTCGGAACATCTGCCCAGCTCGAGACAGCATACTGCTGGTCATCTGCATAAATGGATTTCCGAACCGCTTGGCGAGTCTCTCGAACTCACTTGCGGTAGGAACAGCCATTGGGATGCTGGTCTTGGGGAAGTAGGTGGCGATGTTGGCGGGGCTTTTGATAGCCGTTGCCGAAGAGAACACCGCTCCTCGTGATTTTGGAATTACGCTTCTAAAGAATTCGCCGATGGAGCTGTCTGTTCCCGCCGCATTGTGGCTCTCATCCAAGATGAAGATCGCCCTGTCTGCGATTGCATTAAGGGCAGGGATAACATCCTTTTTAGTTACCGAGGAGATCTGGGCATAGGTCGTAAAGACTGCGTTATGCTCACTTGGCATCTTGCCAGTCTGTGCGGTGAGTCGGAGCTTCTGGATCGGGTTCTTCATTGTAACTGGGCGACCCTTGCTACGCATCGAACTCCAGTTGTTATTTGTGATGAGAGGCTTGATCTGCCCCTCGAACCCTACGTCCTCGATGTCATCCAGCATCGCTGGGTACAAAGGCTCGGATTTGGTTACAAAAACAGGGATTAGGCCTTTTTTGAGGGCATAAACGGCCATGATTGACCCAACGATCCGACCCTTACCAACACCCATCTCGTGTCCGATAGTAAGGCTTTTGCCTTTCTCAATCTGATTGATGGAAAGGGCGATGGTCTCCAAGGCTTCTGCCGAGAGCCTTTCCTCGCCGTCATCCCGCTTGAAGATCTTATCGACAGGGATCCCGATCATCTTTGAGACGTACTGCGGGATCGGGCCGACCTCTTTGACCAGCTCGTTAATAGCAGAGGTCTGTTCGGGTGCGAGGTTGGCAGGGGCTTGTAGCCCTAAAGAGTAGTAGCCATCAATCTTCTTGGATTCTTCTTCTCCAACTGGAGTCCAGCTCTCTTGTAGCTCGGCCTTTTCTTGGTCTTTGTCGATCTGCTCTTCACGAGGATCTGGGGCAGGGAGGCCTCTGGAGCTTAATCTGGTTTTAGATAGGGTCTTCTCGACTGCCTTTTGAGCGGCACTTTGAATTGTCTCTCCAAATGAATTCTCTGACGCAATTATTGGAACTCGGTTCCCAAATATATCCGTCTCGCCCATGTCCTTGAGGTCTTGAATCTTGGCTTCCAGCTCTGAGGCCAGATTGTTTAGGTAGCTCGATAGCTTTGCGCTGGAATCTCTGAAATCGTAAATAGGCTGGAAGACGTCGGCGGAAGTCTGGTCGAGGATATTTTCCGCAAGTCCAGGGATCTGGCTTCTGTTGTTCTCGACGAACGACTGCCAATCCTTGGGAGTGTTTTCGCCACCAGACCTCTTGGCCTCCAGATAGGCCTGTAGTGACTTGGCAATTGGAACAAGCGGGTCGAGCTGGGATGCTTTTTCTGCACCTAGAACCTCTGTGGCTATCTGCCGTAATGAAACAAGTCGGGTAACTGATTTCGTTAGGGCGGCGGCCAAAGTCTTTACCCCAGCGTTGCTGTTCTCTGGGTCGGTAATGGCGGAGATGATGATCTTTTCGGAGTCTGTAATCTTGCCGTTATTGGAGCTGGCAATCGCATCAGCGAGAAGGGCGGAGGTTACTCGATCCTTGAAGGCCTTGGTAAAGCTCTCGTCGTTGTTCCTGTACTGCTGTGGGGATCCAAATATCTCAAAGAACTTCTGCTGAATCGCAACATTTTCTGGGGTTTCCGATAGATCTCCGTTTTCGTTTTGCTTGATATCTCGGAGTTCTGGGTTGTCCTGTATTTCACGAGCATCCGCAACCGCAAGCTCCTCTGTGGCTAAAGTTCCAGCGTTTGCCCTTACGGCTAGTCGCCTCAAGAACTGCTTTGGAGTTTTGTTGACGCCAAGCCCAGTTGCCGTCTTGTTGGACTCTTCAAAGCTCGCCATTAGATCCATCTCGGTGACCACAATCGGCATCTTCATAGATCGGATCTGTTCGGCCATTTCTGGGAAAACCTCCATCAGCTTGGCTCGATAGGCGGCCGCCCGCTCTGGGTAGCGACGGAACATTTCCATCATTGCCTTGATTCGTCCGTGACCGCTTACGATTTTGTTTTCAGCAGTAAGGATGGGTGCGCCGTCTCCAGTTGAAGTCCCTGGCATCGCTTTATCTGGATCCCAGTTGCGAGCCATTGTTTCGATAAGTTCTTTGTACGCCTTTCGATCTTTTCGGTTTCTGGGTTGGATGTCCGTGCCTTCCATGTCCTTGGCCTCGGTGGCCTCGATGATTTTGGGCGTCCCGATAACTGTTGACCCAGTAAAGCCCTGCGTGAATGCCTTGATCGTATTCTTCTTGGCTGTTGGGGCGGGTTTGTTTTCGCCCATCATCTTTTTGGTGATTTCAGATTGCGGTACTTCAATCGTGTCCTCGTCCGAGGTCTTGGCGATTTCTTTGATTGAGGCTCGGATATCCATGCCAGCCAGTTTGGCCTCCGCCGAGTTCATGCCTGTCGCATCCATAACGAACTTCATGTAGTCAGCATCTCTGCGACTGGGGTTCGACTGGGCTATGATGTACAAGGCCTTGTCGATGTCGTTATGGAAGTTTAGGGCAAACTGATTTGCTCCGTAAGCGTAACGAGGGCTTGCTCCAGCTAGGTCTCTAGGAAGTCTTGGAAGCTCGGTTCTTGGTGCTGGCGGAGCAGGGGGAGCAGGGGGAGCAGGGGGAGCGGGGGGAGCGGGGGGAGCGGGCGGAGCTGGTGGCTCTGGGGGAGTTGGAGGTGCGGGTGGCTCTGATTGTTCCGTGCTTTGATCCGATTCTGCTGTGGCAGGGGCGGTAGGCCTTGGATTTGCTCCAGTTGAGGGAAGGTTAGGCTGAACTAGGCCACCAGACCTCTTGCCTGTAATGGACGCTGGCGGGACTCCGAGTCCAGCCCAGTCCACCTTCTTGCCTTTGAGTACATCTTGTATCTTGTTCAGGAGGTCATCCAGTTCTGCTCCGACTTGCGGATTTGCGCTGGAAAGAGCCTTACGCATCCGACTCAAGGCCTTGTACACCGACATGATGTACTTTTTGATGGAATTGATTAAGTCACGGACGCTCGATTCAGACTTCTGCATCGTTGTTGTGTCTTTGCCTTGGGCGGAGGCTCTTAGGTCAATTCTGCTTTCCGTAAGCCCAGACTTGCTTTCGATCTGACCTAATTGACGGAGCATTTCGCTCATTACAACCATCGTCTTGGTGTCGCTTCCACCCAAGAAGTCCGATATTTCCTCCATGCTCATAGAGGTCGGCATATCTGGGTTGTATAAAGAGATGGAGGAGACCAGCGCAGTTGCTACTTGTGTGTCGCTTTTGCCTACCTCCAAAATCTTGTTGAAGAGGTCACTCCGCCTCTTGATGTGATAAGGGGCGTACTCCTCTGGCTTTAGTCCGAGGGCTTTAGCCTCAAGGTAGGAAGACGCAAAGTCGCCAACGTGCAGAAGTTCCTCGTGGAACGCTCTGTTGTTTATCTCTGGGTCTACGGAATCTTGGAAAGCAAACTGGTTTGGATCCACCCTTAATGTAAGAGAGCCGTCCTCATTTGGGACGACTTGCATTGAGGTCGATTGGCCTGTGATTTCACCTTCCTCGTAGCCGACCTTAATCCCATCCACCGACAGGCCTTTGGCAATTTCCGAGGTCTTTTCTTTGGCTGACCGCATTCGCTCGATCGTTGTTGTTCCAGCCAGCCGATTCCCAGTCCTCTGGAGGAGCTTGCTTGGTGAGTTTTCGAGAAGGGGCTTCTCAACCTTTTCTGGTTCGTCTGAGGACCCCTCCGTAGTTGGCATCCCGAGGCTCTCAACTCTTGCCTCGATGGCAGGGATCATGCTCTTGATGTTTTCGTAATCGATGATTGAGGGGACGTTCTTAAAGAAATCTTCGGCAAAACTTGGATTTAGGATCGTCGCTCCGTCTTCTCGTGTCTGGAAGATAGGCATTCCCTTGATCTTGTAAGACCCCATCTCCTCGGTTATCTGGCCTCCAGTAATGATGTAAGAGGCCGCTTTTGCCGCCTCTCTCTGGCTCAATTCACTTTTGGATGCAGGGACGTCAGATAGCTGGCTGATCTCATTACGGGTGTTGTTTTGGGCTTTTGCCAATGCAGAGATTGTTTCAGCAACGTGCGCTCTTACTGCGAAGTACTCCATCTCGTCGGCGTTCTCCTTGAGCAAATCCAGCTTGTTGCCGATATTGATAAGCCTGTTTGCGGGCTTGAGGGCTTCGGGTTCTGGTTCGCTCTTAGATAGTTCGCTCTTAGATTCAGTTCTCCCCTTTTCGATTGCTTGAAGAACTTTTTGTATATTTTGTCGTAGTCTCTCGGGCGACTCGGGTAGATCCTTTTCAACTGGTGTTACCCCGATTTCACCTAAACCCTTATTAATTGAATTTCCAGACCCAACTGGTTTTCCGCTTGTTTGTGTGCCTAATTGTGCGTCCAATCTCTCTGCCATCGCTTTTAACTCTGGGGAACCATAATGAGCGTTTATTTGTTCCTGAGTTCCCTTGTTGATCCAACCATCTTTACCAATACCAAAAACTGGATACCATTTATCTGCCTTTACGTTTTTCTTACCAGCTTTTCCAGTTGATCTGTAAAACGGAATTTTAACCCCGTTAACATCGACAACCACCATCTCTCGATCCGCAAAACGAACTACTTTTGACTTACCGCTAGTCTTCTTTACAGATTGAGTAGCCTCATCCCATTCTAGATTATTTTCGTAAGATATTTCTTCAAGGTTAACTTCTGGCGTTAATGTAGGAGCGACAGCTTCTGCAACTTGCTCAGCTAATGGCCTTGCGTTAAGGACAACATCAGAAGGGGATCCAAATCCTTGGCTGTTTGCCCAAGCCTCCCATCCTCCTGGTTCAATGTCTGCCGTGGCTTTTTGAAGCTCGAACGATGCTCCTTCTTGGGCTTCGTCAGTTGCACCGATCGTGTTAATGAACTCCTGTCCGAACATGACGCTCTTCTCGGCTCCCGCTGTTACTTGAACTGCAAGACCTCCAGTTGCGGCCGCAATGATAATGCTCCGTGCCACTTCCTCGTTTGGGTCTCTGGCGGGGTCATAGTCTGCAATCTCAATGGCAATCTGATTGAGCCATCTCTGCTGGAGTCCTTCGGTAACGCCTTCTACTGCTCCACCCTTGATTGACGGCCACAAAAACTTTGACGCAGACAGGGCATATTTAGCCAATAGGTTTCTGGCTTGGGTGGCTGGGAGCTTGGCGAGGGCGAGCTTTTTGCCCAATCCCAAGGTGAACTTGTCTGAAATTGTATCAATCCCTGCGGCGGGCAGAGCGTAGGTCAATGCGGCAACGTGGCTCTGGCTAGGGGTTAATACTATTCCAGTCTTTTTCTGGGCTTCCTCTTGGTCGGCGATTGCCTCGGCATACAGAGACGAGACATTCCCAAGATATCCAACAGCACCAGACCCAATAGGCCCAAGCGGAGCGGAGGCAACGTAGGTCATCATCTGAGCTGGAAGCTCTGAAATGCCCTTGATAACACCGCCTGTTACGCTTGCGTTAAAATCATCATCGGTAGGGAATGTCTGGTCGAGCCAATCCCTGTTCTCTTTGGCCGCTTGAGATGCGTTAAGGAAAAACTCTCCACCGCTACCACCAAGCTGGCGTCCGACCAGTGCGTAGAACCCGCTGGCTTGATCTTGGTTAAACCGAATCGACCCCTTGATCGCTTGGTTAATGGTGTTCCCAATAAATCCTCGTTTGTCCTTCGGTGCTTTCTGGATCTCCTTGCTGGCCTCGATGGCTACTTTTGTTGGGATCTCTTTGTTCTTCGCCTTTTCCATCAGCGAGTCCGTTGGAGCTTCTGGACTGATATCCGCTGGCTTTGGCTTTACCGCTTCGCCAGTTAGGTATTTCCTCTGATTAACAGCTCCAGCGGTCTTGTTTGCCTCATAGTCAATCTTGGCCTTTTGGCTTTCCGCCTCCTGTTTAGCACTTTCAATAGCATCTTTTTCGAGAGACTGGGCTGATTCGAGGGACTGGTTGCCCATAATGACGCTTGGCAATTTTCCTTTGAGGTCGGCCTCAAGGACATCAATAGCCCTGCTGGATGCGTCAATTTCATCTTGTGAAGCCCCAGATTTGATAAGCTCATTGTGTTGGGCAATGGCTAGATCTGTCTTTTTCCGCAACAGAGTCCATACAGCTCTAGCGTTGACGGCGGGCTTTTTAATTTCGTCGGTGTATTCGGCAAGCTTCTGTTTGCGGTTCTCAAGGTTGGCATCGACTGATTTCTTAACTTGTTCTGCCTCTTGTCGAACTCCCTTGGCTTCCTCTGATTCTGGGAGGCCAATCATCATTCCGTTAACTACGGATGGGATCATGCCCTCGAGGGCTTTGGGAAGGGCAGGGGCGTCTGGGTCGAGATTGCCTAAATTGAGGGACGATGCTGACTTTTGTAGCTCTGCATATATCGGATCATCCTTGGGGTCATTTGACTTGGTGCCGTCAGCTTTGACAATGCCTTGCTTGCGAACGTCTTGACCTCTTTGCATGAGGGCGTTGAAGGTTGCTTCTTTTTGCTTTTGCTTCGCAAGTTCCGCTTGGAGCATTTTGTGTTTCGCAAGTTGCGATTCTTTTTCATTTAACTCCTTTGTGCGGGCTTGCTCTTCTTCGGCCATTCTTTTGGCGTATTCCGCTCTTTGATCGTCTGTTGCGTCAGCGGATATTGGAGGCGGGTTGTTTTTAGCTGTTTCTATTTGGCTCTTAAGATCTCCAATCCCAGCCCGCAACTCGTCTTCGGTTGCCTTTAGGCCTCTGAATGCCTCGCCGTAAATCTTGTTGTCTCTGCTTGTTCTCTCATCCCTAGCAATCGTGCGAATGGCCTCGTCATCCGAGTCTACCAGTTCATCGATACTCCCGATCCTCTTGGATTTGCGGGTTGCGTCACGCTCTGGGGTTGCTCCCTCGACTTGGGGTTTGCCCATAGGGACTCGGTAGATTGCGTTGGGGTCTTCGCCGTACTCCTTGTTGCCAGTAGTGATCTTAACAGGGACTTCTGGCTTATTGATCGGGCTTCCGAATTCGTCAAACTTTGTTGTGCCGCCTAGCTCGTTTGGAGTTTCCCCAGATCCCCATTCCAGAGTCGGCATTCCTTTGTTGTCAGATGTGACCTTTGGCTCAACTCCTCCACCAGCTACTTGTCGATGTCTTACGCCAGCGGTATCGAGCGTCCTTTCGGTCTGGGCATTGGAGCGATCCTCCGAAGCCTTGGCTTCTTGCTTGGCGATCTGGTTAAGTTTGTTTGCATCGCTCCTTGAAATGTATGTCGGGGCAGGGGCGGGCTTCGGTTGGCTTGCTTCCTGTTCCTCTTGTCGCTTCTTGCGAATCCGAGCCAATAATTTGTCTGCTTCGTCTGGTTCGGGGCCAGCGAAGGCAGTTCCCTCGATGCGGTTAGGGCGTACCGATGGGTTTAACTCGCTGGGCAAGCCCATTGACTACGCCTTCCTTGGGAAGGGGCCAGGACCAGCATACTTTTTGTTTAGTTCGTCTACATATGCTTGCTTCTTTCTTTGCCCACGAGCCTCCGCACTTCTCTTATTGTCTTCACGTTGCCTTACCCCAGCTTCTTTGAAAGCCTCCATTCTTTGCTCATACTCGGCTTGCGAGCTTGCTGGCTTATTTGTCATTGGGCCGACAGCCATGCCATCTCCTTCGGCTAATATCGATCCTTCAAGCCTTTTGTAGCCTCCCAATGGGGCAAGTTCTGGAGGCCTCTCGCTTTGTCTTCGGGACTCGCCGTTGTCTGGCCCATACGGATTGCCAAACAACCTATTGTTTCTTCTTCGCTCAAAATCAAGTAGTTGTGATTTTTCGTTAAAATCTTTTTTAACTCCCTCTCTGTCTTCTTGTGCCGCTAATATCTCTCTTGAGAGAGCCATGCGTTCACCAGCATCACGAGTTCGAGACATGGCAACTCCAGCGGCCTCTTGCCTTGCGATTGTCCTGTCGATCGTATCGTGATCCAGTTTTGGCTCTTGCCCCTCAAAATCTATCTCATCCATTCCTTCTTGTTTTCGGTAAGCGTTAACCCTCTGCATCTGTGCTTGGGGGGACATAAACGAGCTGGCTCTTTTGTCTGAGGCGGCTCTTGCTTCTTGCCCGCCCTTGTACGAACCAGCATTCGGATCGGCTGGCCCGAAATCTCCAGATCCAACTGACCACCCTTGGTAGGTCACTCCCTTGTCGGCAGGGCCACCAGTAGGATATACGTCTCGGAAAGGAAGCGGCCGTGGCCCTTTTGAAGTTTCCAGCCGTGGCCCTTTTGAAGTTTCCTTTACTGGAGTTTTGGTTGGCTCGACTTTCGGGGTCTCCGTTGCGGGAGTCGCTGGAGTCGCGGGAGGGTTAACCGCACCCATTGAAGTGCTTTGAGCTGTTTGAGGTGTGGACTCTGGGACTCGTGGTTTGTTTTGGACTGGAGCTGGGGGTGTTACTTCTGCTCCTCCGTTGACTGCGTCGGTTAAAGAAGATGATGGAGTCCGTGAAGTCCTTCCTCGAGAACCACCGCCTTCAAGTGCCGCATATTGAGATCCAGCTTTTTTCTTCATCTCTTCGGATGCCCCCGAAAGATTCATTGTTCCGCCAGTAAGTTTCCCGTCATCTCCGATTCTTGCGGTAGGTGTGCCAAATACGCTGATTCCAGCACCTTGAAGTGCCGCATATTCTGGGCTGGCTTTTGCCATTCTGATTCCCTTGGCCGAGCGTCCGTATTTCTCGTAAATGCCCATGACCGCCGCTTGCAAAGTCTCAGCGGACACGTCTTCACCATAATCTACTGGCTCGGGGCCACTATAAGACGTTTGTTTGGCGCCGCCACCGACGCCTCCTTTGAATTCTTTGTTCCTATAGATTCCAGTTAAATCTTGTAGAGCCATCTCTAACAACTGGACAACAGAGTGTAGGCCTCAACAGATTTTCTGTTGGGTGCGACGCATTAGGAGTAACTGGCGACAGGGGTTCTTGCCATATAGATTGGCTGTAGATCCTTTGGCAAAGTCCTAACCGCAGATGGGGTGTTGAATCTTGTCGCCCCAGCGATGGTCGTAATTCCAATAGCTATGGCCAAAACATCGTCGTCGTGCCTACCAGCGGCCGCCTCGGATCTACCGCTTTCGGTGATAACAAAGGTCTTCAACTCCTCAATGGCGTGACGGCAGAATATGTCGATTCCAGACCCTTTTTCGTCGTGATCTCTGATAGCTGACGCAAGTTCCTCAATGACAATGCGTCTCGTCTTGTCCGTGGTCTGCCATCCCAAGGCTTTGCTACGTTTAGATTCTCGTAAATTAAAGATTTCACGCTGATAAAGGTTAATGCTGGACTCTTTGAGTAGCTCGATCAGAGCCAGTCCTGGGCCGTTGACCTCTGGGACTACTAAACACCCTCCGTAAAACAGGGAAAGTCTCTCAATAAACTCGGCTAATACGTCAATATCGACTCGGCAGGGAGGTCTGACCCTTGCCACAAGAGCGGGACGGATCCACGAGCCGTCTGAATCGAAGTATCCAGCCCTTAAAACGACCACAGAGTGGGAATCTGGGTCAGCTCCAGAGACTTGGGAGTTGCCTGTCATACAATCCGCTGAAATTAGGTATCTGCCGTTCTCTTTTGGGTTTTCCCATATCCACGCCCAGCTTTCGGCCATAGAACAGCTTCTAAATATGGGTTTTGTAAAGTTCGTCGGGACGTCGATTGTGCCGTAAATGGGGTCTTTTATGGTTTTTTCGAGGGCGGAGATCCCAGAAAGATCAAACCGAGGCCGTCCAGACGCCAAAAAGCAACTAATCGGGTCAGAAGGGTACTCTTGCTCGAATTGTTTAACATCTCCACCGCACTTTTCCTTGATGACTCGACGCCTCCAAGCAAGCTGGTTGTCGGTCAGCGAAAACTCTTCCTGTAGGGATTGCTCCTTAAAGGACAGCTCAAGAGGTTCAGTTACAGGCTCTTGGTTTTCCTCGAAGTTATGCCAAGCGGCGAAGATTCGGATGTATCCGTTTCCTGTTTTTCCGCTCTTGTACTCGTCAAATGTGACCGCACTCTGCCAAGTATTGTAAAAAGCTCCACCAGCTCCGTTCGGGGTGGATTCCTCGATGACAATGGTGTTGGGCGAGGTGGGTACGCAATTACGAATGGCCAATAGGATCTTTTCACCAGACCGCTCTCCAGCTCGGCGATAGTGGGCGACCTCAGAGCAGAGAAGGGCTTGGAGTGTCATGGATCGCCCTGCACCAGGATCGTTGGCGGTTTCCTTGGCAATTCTGCTTCCGTTGGATAGCTCGCCTCTGGACACGCTGAATGTTTGCCCCCAATCGAGGTTGTCGTTTTCTACATACCGATTGACCATGTTCAGAAGGTTCTGCGAGGTATCCAGCTCGTCACCCAGAACACAGGCCGTTGCGTTTTCTGTGCTACGGATAAAATGGGTAATGACGGCGGCCGTGATGGTGCTTGATCCCATCTGCCGAGGCTTCAAGACAACAAGGCGAATAGGTTTTTGGTTCTTCTTTAGCCAGCGGATGACTTGGGCAACGTGCCTCTGGAGATAGTTAGCCCTTGGGCTTACCAGCTTTGCGTCCTTAGTAAGGATCTTGGTGTAGGTCTCCCACCACGCAAGGAAGTCGGCCTGTGCAACCGCTTCGATGGTCTCGATGGTTACTTGCGCTTTTTCTTTTTCGGCCATTGCCAGTAGACTTCCGTGCTTTTACCAGATCCGAAGGTGGCTGTTTTCCACTCTCCGAATTTGTTTTCTCTGCGCTTCTCGGAAAGTCCTTTTGGCTTATTCTTTTTCATCACGGACAAACCTTAGTGGCTGTGAAGTTTGGCCAAGTAGCCAGCCAAGGCCGAGGCTGGTTGCTGTATACCCTTACAATCTCGCCAATGCCTGCGCTGTTCTCGTATATCCATGCAGATCCGTCATATCGGACAACCTCATCGCCATATTGATATGTATCAAGGCCGTATGGGGCATACCCGATGGGAGACAGGAGACGAGGGCCATAAGGCCATATTGCGTTTGCGCCAGTCATTAAGACTTTTGCCGTTGCGTCTGGACAGCTTGGCAATGCCACGCTTCCTCCGTCATAAGAGGCTATGGGATTTGACACGGCCATAGATGACACGTTGTTTGAAACCGTGTAAAAGGCCAAGGTATCGAAACTTGTGAATGGCGTTGCGTCTATGTGTGTGAATTTCGAGGAATACCCAGATCCATATATATGGCTGGTTAGTTCAATCGAGCTTGCAATTCTTCTTAGCTTGATGGAGACGTTGTACTCGTTTTGACCGCCGAATCCACCTACGGAAAAAGTTGAAAGTGGCGTGTATACTCCAGTTGTTGTGCTGAGTAGTGGGGGATTTGCTGTTTCTGTTCTTTTGAGGATCCTGTTGTCTGCTGGCCCATAACCAAACATATAGCCTGAATATCCATTGAAAACGGCATTGGTTAAGCCGTGGTTGTCATAGTTTATGTACGATCCAACACTATTGAAGAGTCCAATGCGGATTGCGTTGTTAGACGTAATTGTAAAGCCAGTTCTATCAAGCTTGAGTTTTAAAGAGATGCTCAATACCCCCCCTTGCGCTATCTGTCTTGGTGTCGGCCTGTATCTAGTCCAACCATTTGCATCCTGCGCGTTTGTGGCGCCTGTATAAACTGGCGCACCGCTGGCCGATGCTGTTTTCTGATACAATCCATGACCCGCAAAGCCTCCGTAAACAATATCCCCCACATTATATGTCTTTGATGCGCTGTATGTCGGATACTGATCCTTCATGCAGTCAAAGTGACACAGGCAATGTCTTCCGCTTGCACCAGAGAATATCCTCACTTCGCCATTGCCATAAGCTATTGAGTTGGAATCTCCAGAGTTTGCTCCAGACGTAACCCATTGTCTGTTTGCAAAGCTACCGCCAGCAGTCAGCATGTCTGAATACAGAGCTACTGGAGCCAACCCGCTAGGGGAGGTGGATAAGCGGTTGCCGAGCATTAGACGTTCCTGTAGGCGATGACTTTTCCGTTGGTCAAAGTAAAGGACGTGAACGATCCAAAAATCGTAGCCCCAGCGGGAAGGGGAATTGCCGACGCTGTTGACGGCGTCCAGTTGCTTGCGGTTAGGGTAATGACAGATCCCTCGATAGCCTGGATGGCTCCAAAGTTTCCGTCTGTCTGGGTTGCATCGGCAACGTATACTGCTCCGCCTTGTCCGAGGGACAGGCTGGTGTCTTTTGCGACTCCTTCAATGCTTTGATCTTTTACTGATGTTGACATATATGTTTTCTCCTCTTGGTTATGACTTCTTCCACCAATCGGCGGAGTCCGTCGGTTTGATTTTTTTTGCTAACGTAGAAATTGTTTTTCTGGCCTCCCGAAGTCCAATGGTAAGGCGAACGCAGGGAGTTCCGTCTTTATCAAGAAAGCACTCAAGGAATCCCTCGTCGTGAAGGTAGGAGATCGCCGCTAGGGCTTCTTTTTCTCGGTTGTAGCTCACCACTCAACTCCTAGCCCTAACAACAAGCGGGCGGGGGCCTCCCAAGATAACCGAGTCATGCCGACGTAAGGACCTACGCCTTCAATTCCCGACTGAGGTGGTTGTCCACCTATCTTGGCCGCCCGCTTGGTGTTAGCGCTCCTCATATGCTTGAGTAGCCTCCAGCGGTAATCAAACTATTGTATCCCCAGTAAAACAGAGGCACTACTTCACTAAAACCGAAGTAGTGATTACCAGAATCCATTCCAGACCAGTCTGCTGGACTATCTGGATGTTTATACGTCCCACGGATCTCAATATTGTCAATTCGCCAGTTTCCCAATGTCGCCGCTGATGTGCCCCCATACCCAATTATTTGTAATTGCGTATATGTAGAAAGCGGTGCAATTCCTCCAGTATTAAAGGAAGCAACTTGCCAAGTGCTTGTGGTTGAAACTGCGGTAACGCCCGAAGTTAATCCGCTTGATGGCGATGATAGACCAGAGTTAATGAACGTCTGTAGGTTTGTTGGACCAGTCGATGTTGAGCGCGTATAAAATTTGTATTCGGTAATTTTATGCGCTGCCGACGAAAAATCTATTTGGAATCTTGTGCTTGTATTTATGTTGTATGCCCCTGCGACAGCAGATGCCAATAGGTTATATCCACCCTGCGGGCTTGCTGACGCAAAGCTAAGTAATGCTGGTGATGGTGAGCTTCCGTCATTGAATCTTTGAACTGATGGATATGCGTATGAACTGTAATCAATGGACGGCTCCATATATGTTGGCCTCGTGTTTGCCGTGTTGGAAACAGCGACAGATCCATCTGGCCCGTTAAATTGGTAAATCAGCTTTGCGGTTACTGGGTTCTCTACATAGTTAAAAAGTTTTGGTGCTGTAGATGTATCTGGGGGCCAAGTTGGTTCGCCATTCACTCTTCGTATTACGCTTCCAATCCTTCTTTGCTTTTCAGTTGTATCTTCAATAAACGATCTGCGTTGTTGCATTCCAAACATCTGCTCTGCAGGCGTTGGGCCGTTAGGGCTGTACACAGATCTGTAGACCTTCCCTATAGGGTCCGTGGTAAAGCTTAATGCTATAAAATGCCAGCCCCTTTTAACTCCAAATGTTGCTGGAGAAAATACGGCTGTTTCATCCTCTGCGTTTACTGCAAGGTTTGTTCCAAGATTGCGAACAAGGGTCATGTGCCCATTCGAAGTGGGCTGTGTAGATCCGTTGTAGTTGTCTCCAGCAAATAGAGCCGCTGATATGGTTCCAGAATAGTTCTTTACTGGAATCCTTAAGCTAAACTGAACTGACGCAGTATTTTTGATAAATATAGGAACGTAGTAGATTGGCCTTGATGTTGTTGACCATCCCTCGGTCCCGTCAAAAAGTGTCGGAGAAGATCCGTAGTTATAGAAGCTTTGCTCCGTTCCTCTTGCGCTAGTCATTGATCCAGAAGGCCAACCAAGCAGGTTTCTGTGAAATATATTTGAGCTGTCGTCTTTGTAAGCTAGGTAGGCCGTGTCATAAATCCCATGGATATCGGATGTGTCTTGTCGGTGTGTTTCTAAAGCGTCCGATACGTTCGTTTGTGTGGCTAGGTTTGCCGTGTTTGCTATGCCGTGAACTGACGTAGTGGCAGAGTTATGTGTTGTGATTTTCCCGTCAACCTCTGCGTCTAGTGAGGCTTGGTCGGGAAGGTTGGCTGTAGGAACTTTAGCGTTTTCGTCCAGCGGGGCATAGCCGTTGGCTTGCCCCTTGTTATCCTTGGACTCGAAATTGCTTCCGCCCGCAGGCGTTATAAAGCCGTCCGTGTATGGAAGTTGTATTGCCACAAATCACACGCTCGAACCTATTACCAAACCAGCAAACAGGATCTGCGGTATGCGTCGTTATCGCATAATCATGTGAGCTTCTGAATATGCCCAAGCTGGGTTTTTATGGATCTTGTCGTGGCAACCAGAGCAAACCCCTAGAAAGTAACCAGCGTCGGTCAGCCTTTCTCCAAAGCGACCTCTTTTGTGGTGGATCTGATCGGCGAGTCTGGAATGGCAGACTTCGCACATAGGCTTCTTGTCTAGGTAGTCTTTACGGATCTTTGTGTAGAGCCTGTTTTGTTTGGCTCGTTTCTTGGACACCCTGCGGAGGGGCGACCTTTTCAAGACTTTGCTATTTGTTTTAGGGCTTCTTGAATTGCGTAGGAAATGACGGCCTGTCTGTCTTTTTTCAATAACTTCATTCCGCTTTGGAAAAGCCTCTTCTCGGCTACTGCGTCAAAGGTAACGTCGACTTCGACCATTTTCGGAGCTGGCCGAGATTTGCCAAACTTGATTATCCCGAGATTCTTTTTCACTAGCAGTCCCACTTGCGAAGGCTCTTATTGATTCGGGCTGGACTACTCGGCATAAGACTTACGGACGTTTTTCTTGGATAGCTTTGTGGACTGTACTTTTTCTTTCGGAACGAAGTCTCTGATCCTTTCCTTCTTGTATTTCATCTTGTTCCAGTTGGGATCGTTGATGGAATTATCCGCACCCATTCGCAGGGCGTTATTCTGGTTCTCTGCGTCGGTAGCCATGTAGGCCTCTTCGGGGCCAGCGTATTTGTCGGCCATAAATTACTCTGGGTAAGACTTGCGAAGGTCGATCTTGGGTTTGCTTGCACGAGGCAAAGGCTTTTGCATTGGCCTTTCAGTCTTTTTTGCCATTTGGGACATTGAGGACATTGATTCAGATAATCCTTCTGCGGCGTTGCTAGATGCGGTGCTATTGAAGTCTTCTTTTTTTGCTTTGTATTTCTTAATAGCAGATTTCACCCCTTGAGCGGCCGCAACTCCTGGAACAACCGCTCCAGCGATATCGTATCCAGAGAAGCGGGGCTTGCTCATCTCTTCGTTCATTTTGTTCCAGATGTCTCCCATTCGGCGAGAATGGGAAGTCGCTATTTTTCTGAAAGTACTTTTCAGTATTAAGCGACGCATAGCTCCGTGGTGTGTGGTATCGCTTTTTATTTCAGATATTTGTCTTTGATGGCCGATGTGAAAGAGGCTTGGGACAAGTTGAAGATCGACGGATTCTTCACGCCACACCTACGAGTCAAGGAGGCTGGAAACAAGGGGCTGGGAGTTTTTGCAAATATCGATATTGAGAAGGGGAAGCCGATTGAGTTTTGTCATTCCATCGTGATGGAGCATCGCAACCGCTATCAGCACGACCCAGAGTTTCGTCGCTACTCTTACTGGGCTAATTGCGATTGTGATGAATGCAAGAAGCACGGATCCCAAGCTGTTCTACCTTTGGGCAATGGTTGTATTTACAACTGCGCTGATGCACAGGAGCTGGCGAATTGTGCGTACAAGGTGATTCCCAATCAGAGGTTGGTGGTATTTTTTGCTGTCAAAGATATCAAAGCAGGGGATGAGATTCTGACTTGGTGGGGGCAGGGGTATTACAACCGATATTGTAAGGCTAGTTCTCCCCCCGATACGAAGGTGGTTGATGGTACAGCGTCGGCCACTTCTGATTCTTATCCGACATCTCGTACTGAATCTTCGGATCCACGCCCTGTCGAAACTTCGGCAGAAGCAAAAGTCGAGACCAGCCAGTAAGTTTGTTAAAGACACTAGGCCTTCCAGACTTGGGGATTCCTGTGAGTAGTTTAATCATCTTGGCTTCTCGTTGTTGCTTTCTCCTTTAATACCTTTCGCCACAAACGCCAAGCTGTTCCTGGTGAAAGTCCAAGTGTTCGAGACAAGTGACGGACGCTTACCACCTCACCAGAATCAATCACAAGCCTAGCGAGCTGGAGCTGTTCTTGGGTAACCGATGTAACCCGACCACAATGTACGCCTCGATCCATGGCGGCACGCATCCCAGCTTTGGTACGCTCACGAATCAGATCACGCTCAAACTCTGCGACGGCCGCAAGCACATTGAGCTGTAACTTGGAGGCGGGGTTCATAGCTCCTCCTGTCGTGTCGATACCTTGGGATGGGACACACAAACCGCAGTCGTAGGACAGAAGGTCGTTAATCAATCCAGCCAAGTGTTGGGTAGACCTACCAAGCCTATCAAGTTTCCAAGCCAAGATAACTTGGATCTCCTTGTCCATCGCCGCCCGCATCATCTTGTCCAAGGCTGGGCGTTCTGTAACAGACCCAGATATTCCGTGATCCTCGTAAAAAACAGGAGTCCAACCCCGAGCCTTGCAGATCTGGGTAAGGTTATCCTTTTGAAGGTCGGTGTTCTGCTCGTCTGTCGATACTCTTAAATAGATACCAGCATTTGATGTAGTCATATCCCTGTAGTCCTCTGGTGTTCCCATTTTTGCGTTCTGGGTGTCCGAATTAAAAAGGGGTACCCTTTCGGACAAGGTTTCTGTGACAGAAATCGTGACATAACGGTTTTGTCACGCAAATGTCACGCCTTGGTAGTTCTTAATAATTAAGCTATTCCAAAAGCAAGCCGTGACACGTCACGCTCTGTCACGCCCTTGCAACGAAATAATCACGGGGCAGAAGCCAGAAGCCAGAGGCCAGAAGCTAGATATACAGGGAGTGGCTGTCGCCACATACGTTCGTGCTTTCTTTATTAAACTCAAATTAGATGGGGTAGGCAACATTACGCATTCTAACGACTCGGATCGTTTCTAGGGGCATTTAAAAGCGATTGTGGGGCTTTTAATAATAGAGTCTGACGTTAGATTTTATAAGTAGGGGCTATTAGAAAAAAGGGGGAGGGGGGTTATAGGGTAAAAAAATTTTAGGGGGGGGTGGCTATTTTGAAGCACCAGGAACAAATTGGCGGCAGGGGGTGGGTGGGCTGTTGAAGTGGGGGAGGGTAGGTATCTATTTCTTTTTATCGTAGAACACGAACGACTGGGATGCGTGAAATTGGGGGTTGGGTAGGGGTGGCCTCTGGAGATTCGTGCCTGTCGTTGCCTGTGTGTCCTCTAGCGTTCCCTGTGTCCAGCGTCCGAAAGCCTCCCTCAACGGACACCGCCCAAACCGCCCACCCTTTCGGACACTCCCGACCCGCCGACCCTCCCCCCATCTCACGCACGACCCCCCAAACGCAAGAAGGGACACCCTTGCCCTTGCCTAGTCCAAGGTAATCGTTCTGGTCTTGTGGTTTGCCCGCTTAAAGATTGCCAGCCTGTTGCGGGGTTGCGTCTTCAGTTCCGCCCATAGCCTTTCAACCGCTGACAGGTCGGGCGTTTCCGCACATACAGGCGAAGCGGGCGAAGATATCCACGCCGAGCCGTTTTCTAGTTCTTCTAGGGTGTATTCGTCCTCTGGTAGTCGAAAACTCTGCCTCGCCAGCTCTAGCCGTGGGTCTTCCTTAAATCCGTTCCACAATGTCTTCCAGTTCGTTGTATTCATACCCTTGCGTCCTTGCCTGTTGCATAAAGCAAAAAGGGGAGGCCGTAAAGCCTCCCCCCTTGCGTCCTTTCTGTGTGTGTTGCCTTACACGATGCCCGACTCAACCACGCTTACAGGCTGGAAGTGTGTGTCAATTTCGATGCCGATGCCCAGCCCGCCTTTGATGCTTGCCAGCTCTGACAGGCTAAACGAACCCCACTCTGGGAAGTCTCCGACCACATACCCAAAGCAAATGTCCGAGCCGTCCCAGTCTTGCACATACCAAGACCACGAGCCGACAGGGTTAAAGAGTTTAACCCGAAAGACTGGGCTTATGGTGTTGCCGTCTTGGTCTGTGTTTTCGTCGGTCAAGGGCGTTCCCTGCAAACGGCACGCCTTCTGCATCAATTCAAGCTTCCGCTGTCCGTAGGTGATGCCGTTCTGGTTTATATGGTCGGCCAAATATACCCCGCCGACCGCTGGGGCTGTTGTTGTGTTCATACCTTTGAGTCCTCCGCCGTTGCCTTTTCCCTGTCCCGCAGATAATACTGCTTTTTAAGTTTCTTCTGGTATGCCGTCCAAGGCTTTTCCCCTAACGCATCCTCCCAAGCCTCCGCTATTGTCTCGCCTTCGCCTACCTTCACAAAGCCGAGCCAGTTCGTCAGACCGCTGACCGCTTCGATGATATACCGCTTGCCGTGTTGGTTCATTTGCCTCCTTTGGTTAGCTTCTTAAAAAGTTTCCGCTGTTTGTTTAAGGTCATCGTGTTGCCTCCCTCGCTTCCGCAACTGCCAAACACTCCGCTAGGGTTGGCTCTTGCCAGTAGGCCTTGCTGAAGGTCACCATCCACGCCCGATTGAAGGGGTGACGGATGCCACGAAAGACCATCTCACCAGCGGGGTGGCTCTCGCACTCGTCGGTCAAAATCTTAAACTTGCCCGACTTCACCGAGCCTTCGATTGTGTAGCCGACCCGCCGAGCCTCGCTTATGTAAGGCCGTAGGGCTTCCAGCGTCATCAATTTGATAAATGTATTTTCCATTGTTCTCCTTTGTGGCCGTTGGGGTTGAACCTTGGCCTTTCGTGTTAGCTCAACGCCATTTCGCCGTGATACGAACCGCAAAGGTCATACACGGACAGCGTGAGGTCGGTAGAGGTTTCGTTTTGGGTTTCCGTCCAGTTTAGTTCGTTGTTGTTGCTCATAGTCTGGAGTCCGTGGGTGTTGCCGTCTTAGAGTCTGCTCGCACACACCCGCCCAATCCCACGCTCAACGCTGTCGGGATCTGTCAGCCTTGCACCGCAGACAATACACCGCCCGATTGCCCGCCCAATCTCTTGGCATTGTGCGAGCGTGAGACGCATTGATTCGTCAAGGCTTCCCATCGCACCCCGCACGAAATCAAACTTTCCTGTCTGGGTGTTGAGGGTGAGGGCATAGAGATGCCCCGCCGATGCTTTCTGGACTCGGTAGACGATGCCCGATGCGTCCCGATACATTCCTTCCGCCTTCGGGGAATTGGTCGGGGTTGGGTTAGCCTCTTGCCATCTGTCGAGGGCTTGTCGGAAAGCCACCGAGTCGGCATAGCGGTGATTGGGCAGAAAGTTTTCTGCAAACCAACGCAAGGAGGTTGCGGGCATATTTGAAACGGCCACGCCCCGCCACTTCCCAACAGGGCAAAGGGCGGAGCGGTAATCTTCTGATAGTGTGTGTGGGTTGTTGTTCATACCCACGAGTCCGTCCGTGTTGCCTCATTTCAAAAACTCCAGCCAATCCAACAAGGCCATCCCAATCAGAACGCCGAAGGACAGGACGCACCACCACTTCAACATCTCGGCAAGCCTGTCGTTCGTCATTTTGTGACCTCCTCGGCGGGCTGAAAGAAGGGTTTATTTTTCGCTATGATTTCGGCGAGGATGCCTTCTGAATCTTCCGTTTTCTGCCAGTATTCGTGTTTGCGGAGCTGGTCGTTGTCCAGTCGCTTCCAATCCTTTTCTCCGTCTGGGGATTGTTCGAGAACGACTGCGTCATTTTCAAACGAAATCCTGTATGTGCCGTTGTCGTAGTTTTCGCAGTCCAACTGACCAAGGATTCCGACCCCGACGCTGGTTGTGCCTCCGAAGAAGTTCCCGATGATTTGTGCGAGCCTTGCGGTTGCATAGGTTTCATCGTAGAAACGCACCCCGAAGTGTTTTGCGGTCTCGGCAAACGCCAAGACTGATTCCGCACCGCCGTTCCAATGCAGATAGATTCCGACTGAGTTTTCCGTTGGCTTTTTTGCCAATGTGATGACTGCTCTGTTTCCCATAATTAGATTCTCCTTTGGTTGAGGTTGCTGTTCATATCTTGGAGTCCTTGTTTGTTGCGTAAATGTTTCGGGGTGTAAGAGTCTTTCAGTTTTTCGCCCAACCCCACGAACACAGCTTTTCCATTTCTGCGTCTGCCACGGCTTGAGCGTCGGAGGTTGTCGCCCCCAAGGCCTCCAGCTCCAGCACCCGCTTCTGCCACAGCTCGTCGGAACAGAAGCCTTCATTGACAGGGGAGCAGTTGAGATGGCCGTATGTGCAGGGGTTCACGCCCGACCCACTTTCTTTAGGTAGGACTTGGCTAGGCAGTCGTGCAGGGTTTCAAGCGTTGTCATAACCTTGGCCGAGTTGAATTCCTTTTGCCTGTCACACTCTCCGACATAGTCGGCAAGGAGCTGAAAAGTATCAGCCAACAGGCAAAGGTCGGGAGCGTGGATTTCATAATGCCACCGCCACTTCTGGTCGGGGGTTGCTCGGTGTTGTGAGTCCTTGGTGAGGTGAGCGAGTAGGGAAACCAGCAAATCCATTTGGTCTACTGATTCCGTGTGACGCTCTACATCGCCACAAAGTCCTCGGATAGAAGCCCAAGAGAATTTTGGGGGGTAACTCATCTCATCACCTCCTCTAATTGTTCCGCCTTGGTAGGCATAAGCTCTGCGATGTCAGTTGTCTTGACCGAGAATACCTCTCGGAAAAGTTGGAATACTAAGTCTTGGTTGTCGTTCATATCGTGGAGTCCGTTGCCGTTGCAAAAAAAGTTGGCGGGATGGGCAGAACAACAACGAACACCCACCCCGCCAATCAAAAACCCGCACAGGATTAAGGGTTGCATCATCGACCCTACTACTCTCGCAAAAGTCCAGCCTGTGCTTACTTACGGATCACCATTTTACTGGTGACGGAAAGACCAGCTCGACACCCCGCCCACTCCTTACTGACTTCTGGATTAAATCCAATCGTCTAGCTGGAGCAACCGACAGGCCGCCACCCTTATCCGCTTAACTTATCTGGGTTTTTGAAATCCTATAATTTTTCTTCCTTCCCATATCTTTCAATGAACACATCTGTATCCGAACCCTCGGTATCGTAATCTTTTATTGTTACCTCGATTCCCTTGGGCTTTCGGACTAGGTGAGCGACCCCACCACGGATTTCGACTAACACCTTCACAGGGAAAAGCCTTTCTTGGTCTGGGCGACCAAATTGTCCACCAGCTCATTAAACTGGTCTGGGGTCACAGATTCTTTTCGTGTTGCGGGTTGCCCGCCCCACTCCGCCAGAATCCACAACAGGCTTTCCACTTGGTTAATGTTTAGGGAAAAGCTGAACAGGGAAGGCTTTTCCTCGGTATGTGTCGCAAGGGCGATCATACGACCTCCTCAAACTTCACCAGCTTGCAACCCTCTGGGATCGTTTGCTTCTCGCCCTCTTTTGCCCCGCTGATCTGCTCTAGGACTTGCAAGAGCTTCTCGGTAGAGGGACACCACACGGATTGCCAAGATGAGAGGAATAGGTTGCCAGTTGAAACAAGCCACCCGCTTCCATTGTAAGCATCCAAATGGTTTTTGGATACTTCGACCATCCGCTCTCCGATTGTCATTTTGTAGACCAAGCTCATTGTCTTGCCTCCAAGGTTCTGACGCTGGAAAAGAAGATGCGGATGAGAATGTCTGCATCCTCCAAGCCTTGACGCACCGCCAAGCCATCACAGGGAATACTCGAAGCCTTGATAAGCTCCAAAGCCCTGCGGGTAATCCGAATCTCGGTCAAGCACGCACGGAACTTCTCGGCGAACTCCTTGGCAGAAGGAGAGCCTTCGGCCTCGCCGTGACGGAAATACATCGCCGTGGCAGAGCGGAGCAACATCTCGGAAAGATGTCCACCAGCCCGATCTTCTGGAAGGGAGGCGGAGATTCCCAGCATATTGCTGGTGAATGTCAGAAGCCTGTCCTTCAAGTCTGGGGAGCGGTGTGTGGGGGGTTGTGGTTGCGGTTGTGGAGTAGATTTTAGTTTGGTTGTCATAGGTTGTAGTCCTTTCGTGTTGCTAGTTTTTCTTTGTGTAAGCGTGAGCCTCAACCTCATCGTATTCCTCAAGGGTCGAGCTGATGCCCAGCTCCTCGTCCAGCTCCTCTGGGGTCTCTTCCTTTTTGGTGTAGTAGTTGTCGAGGGGAGTATCTCCGTTGGCGTAGAAGTAGGTCTCGCCCCAGAATCCAAAGCCCTCGTCAAGGTAGGTCATACGGATGTCGGCCTTGATGAGCTTCGCCAGCTTCTCAATGACAGGGCAGGGAGGCGTCCAAGCAGTTTGGAGGCTGATGGAATCTCCGTCGAAGTCCACGGAGTAGCTGTTCCACTTCGTCCCCCAGTTTGCGACACACCATTCATACCAAGTCGGGAATCCATATTTTGCTTTGTTGGCATCGTATTGAGCTTGGCGGGTGCGACCTTCCTCCGTGTTGAGATCCACCGACCCAGAAGTGATGTTCAACTCCTTGGGCATCGGGATGATCTTGTTGAAGTCGAGGAACACCGAGCCTTCGGATGACAGGTATTCTTTGACCAGCTTCCGTGCATTGGAAGGGAAGTAGAGTCTGACGCTAGTATGGTTGGGCATTTGTTTTTCTCCTTTGGTTGGTTGTTATCGTGGAGTCCTCTGGTGTTGCTAACTTTTCCAAACAATCCACCCATAAAAGCAAAGGATGAACAGGGATAACCCTATGAAGAACCATTCTTCGTTGGGGGTAAGGGTGGCGATCATTTGGCCTCGGCCTCGGTGAGCTTATTGACGAACTGAAAATCCTTGTAATACACACGCCACTCATCCAAGGCGTGTTCTATATTGACCCATTTCATATAGCTTTTTCTGTCGCCCCTTTGGACATAGCCACATACAGCCTCTGGGTGTATTCGGGTGCGAGTCCAGCGATTCACGACTACTTTCCATTTTAAGATCATATAAACCTATCCTTTGCCCAAAATCTGCATTCCGCATCGGGCGAGCGGGTTTGTGTTTCATATTTGGAAAGGGGGTGTTTGCAGACCACTCCCTCCCAGACCACTTCTTTTCTCAAAGCATTGACCGCCTTCATCGTCTCAATCGCTTGGACGGCCTCGGACTGCGTGAAGCTCGGTAGGCGGAGGAAACGACCTTTGGGAATGTCATCCCAAGGACACTCCAGAAGCACAGAGAGCCAGTCTCTGCGTTCGGCGTAAGTCCCATCGCCCACGACATCTAACAAGAGGACTGACCCAGCTCCTGTCTTGGTGCGTCGGCCAAGCAACTCGCAATCCAGCCAACGCACAGCTCCGAAGTTGTATCCGTCACCCCGAACGACTGACATCACTTGGGAGGCCATCGAGAAAGGTTTGCCGTGTCTTGACCACACGACCCCATCTTGAAGATCGACCAAGCAACGCCAGCCGTTTGCCTTGCCCTCGAAAGCCCAGTTTGAAAAGGCTTTGTTCTGACTTGCCCCTCTGCAACTGAATGGTCGCAGGGGGTAAGTCAAAAAGGGCATACGCCTCTCAAGCAACATAGATCCTCGCAGGGCATACGGCCTGTAACGCCATATTCTGTTCGGGGGTGAGGAGCTTGTGACGCTCGGTGTGGAACTGCTCGGTAGGGAGAAGCCCAGCCTTGATCGTCACCGCCTCGCCAGCACCGCACTTGGCGACCAGATCCCGAAGGCCATCGACAAAGGCTTGAGCGTGGGTTGCGGGAATCTTCGCACCCTCGACCTTGAAGTCGAAGGTCTGACGGAATCCCTTCTGGGCAATTTGCTCGCCAACGATGGAGACGAGGGGAGCAGTATCCGTCACCACAGGATAGATCCTCGCACAAGTGATGCGGGCGATGACATTGTCACCGAGCATCTCTGCCGTTGAGGCGGGCTCTTGGCCTTGGGATGCCCGCTGATTGTTGAGCTTCCAGAACTCTTGGGAAGCGTGTTCAAGGAGAATACCCTTGGTTGCCTTGAGGACTCCCTCGGCACTCTCAAAGGAGGCCTTGGCTTCCACAAAGCTAGTCACCGCCTCCGCAGGGCAGGGGATGATAGGCTTCTCGGTTTTCTTCTTCTTTTCCGTCGTCGTAGTGAATCCAGCTAGGTTGATGTTCATAAGGTGTAGTCCTTTGGTGTTTCGATTATTCGTCGTCCGAATAGTCTGTATTGATTGTGATGACTCCGAAGTGGAGAACTCCGTCATCGTTCCAGCACAGGGTTGGGGATTTGAACTCAACCTCCCTGTTGCCGTGGTCGGGCTGGCCTCCGTAAGCCACAGGGACAAGCCCGATCAACCCAGCATCGACCCCATATTTTCTGCCACCCTTGTCGTAATAAACGCCGTCTCCGTGTTTTGTGCCAAAGGCAAGGATCTGGTATCCGCCGACCTCGCCCACAGGGTTGCGGAAGTAATCGCAGTTTTCGAGCAGGGGGATCCAGTCATCATCACGGATGACATAACAAGGGTCACCCAAGTAATAGCGACCAGCGGGAATAGTAACTTCAAAGGAGGTTTTTGTTTTTATGATTGTTTTCATATCTGGGAGTCCTTTGGTGTGGCTACATTCGGGCTACAGGATCTCCTCGGCCTCTAGGATTTTAGATGGCGTGAGGATGACCTTCCAGCGGGGGTCTTTTTTGTATTCGTAACAGGGGCGGAGGGTTTGGCCGTGGCCTTTGAGTCCCAGCCAGCGGGCAGGGGAATAGGCTACATAGTCTCCGTTAGGTAAGACCTCCTCGATCTTGTAGAAAAAGACCGCACCCTTGTCGTCCGTGATCCTGTATTCGACCCCGCATTTTAGGATCAAGCCCAGGAGAAGTGTTTGAAGGAGTAGCTTCATTGAACTTCTGGTAGCTCTGATTCTGGAATCCAAGTCTTGTTAAGCCTGTTCCAAGAAGTGTCCTCGGCGGCCTTCGGTGGACGGATGAGCTTGGCCTCAGATATGTCGAGGGCAGATATAACGACCCAGCCCTTGTCCCAAATGATGATTGGAATATGGCCGTTATTATACCCAACGATCTTTTTTGGGCGACGAACGACATAGTCTCCGTCTGGGGTGACTCCCTCAACCTTGCAGAAGGTAGACCTACCAGAAGTGTGGGTGATCTTATACTCGCCACCGATGGCAAGGATGATGGCTAGGAACAAGGGGAATAGGCGGTTCACGCCAGATCCCTCATCGTTACGACGCTTTCCGCATCGTTGTAGTCACGAGGCTCGTGGGGATCATTGACCCGCTGTTTGAACAGGTACTCCCATCTGACGCCGTCGCCTTCCTCGCCTGTTTCCGTGGAGTAAATGTCGCTCTCCTCGGCAAAGTAGGCGTAATGATATTTCTTGTGGTTGTTGGGGAACATTTGACGGATGCCACGCTCGAGGATTTGGCGAACAGCCTCCCTGTCGTGCTTGGCGTCAATGGTTAGGCTTACATCTATTTGGAGTCTTACTTCTTGTTTCATTATATGGTGTCCTTTGGTGTGGCTATTTTTCGGTACTTTTTGCCAAAAGCTTTGTCCAAGGCTTTCTTTACGCACTCGTTTCTGGAGAAGCCGACATTTTCCAAGGGGAACGAGTCGGAAATTGCGTCACCTTTGGTTTCGTTGAACCAATGACGCACTCCGCCTTCAATGTCGGCAAGCAATTCGCAAGCCTGTTTTTGAGACAAGGTGTTGCCGTGGCGAACTGCGATGTCTTGGACATCTTCCCAAGTGATTTCAAACTTGATGCTGGTCATTTGGCCGTCCCCACAACTCTGAAGGGTTCTCCACAGACCTCGATAGTGTGGCCGTCCTGTCCGTCATCTACCTCGCCAAGCCGACTGCCGTGAAGCAATCGGTTGAGGAGTTTGACGAGGTTCGGGGACATAAATCCGTACTCCACAGGCTGGTGAAGGCCGTCGGCCAGCTTTCCGCTGTCGTGGATATCCACCCACACCACCTTGTCGGTTGGGGAAGCGGGGGGTTGGTAGTTGGGTTTTAGTTTGGTTCGGTTTTTGGTTTTCATTTGGTTTTCTTTCTTTCTTTGGTTAGGTGTGATTTCTGTTTGCAGTGATGTCTAAATGCCCAGCTCCGTTGCCCTCGGGGTCACGCATAATCCAAGCCGTGCGAATTGTTCCGTCCTTGGCTCGGAATACCAATCCGTACTCCTCGTCCCGATGATCCGTGTCGGTGTTTTTCACAATGTCTACGCATGTAGACTTTAGGAGTTGGCCTAGGTACTTGAATGCCCAGTCGGGCTTGTTGGTGTCGGTTAGGAATATCATATACTGGAGTCCTTTCGTGTTCCTAAAATTGCATTTCGGGAAACAATTCGTTCTGTTTGCCATGCCCAGAAAGGTATTTGCGTCCTTGGCGAACAAATGCCCAAGGATCGTCTACTGGATAGCCAGTCCTCGGGTTTTCGGTGAAAGGTTCTCCAGTAAACAGGGAATGGGCAGAGTCTTTACCCTTCTTCCCGATGGCTCGGTAATACGAGTGTTCCATAAGGTATTTTGTGAACTGACCAGTAAGCGGGTTGTACCAGTAGCAACGCCATAGCCCGCCACGATTTTTGATTCGTCTGGTGACCATCAGCCAAGGGCTGTTCTTCCACGCCTTGAACTTGTGACGGCCTTGAGTGATGTGCTTGTTCACGGATTGGCCTCGAAGAAGGCTTGAGCAAACCCAGCAGGGGTGAGTGATCGCAGTTCCTTGGTCTTCTCGCTGTTGCCACCCAGCTTTGCCCACATCCAAGAACCCTTCTGCCCCTTGGAGTTGGTATACATAATCGGTCGTACGGGATTGCGTACAGGAGGCATCTTGAACTTGCCCCAGAGACCAGTTTTCTTGGTGTAAGGATCGCCGTACTGCCAAGGCTGGAAGTAGGTCGGGCCGAAGTATTCCATTTCTGGATACAGGCTGTTGATGCGACCCACAGGATTCTCGATGACCCACCACTTGGGATCTGTCTTCTGGATAATCCACATTGTTTTGTGGAGTAGCTTCAACCCCTCGGAGGTGCGTCCGTCCTTATCCTTGGCGGAGAAGTGCCTAGCCCCAGAGACGCAGAAGTGTGTGCAGGGCGGGGCGGCCAAGATGCCGTGGATCTTTCCAGCCTTATCCAGCCAAGCCTCGGTGATGTCTAAAACATCGTCGCCGTGCTTGATGTCTACTTGGATAGTTTTGTAGCCAGCCTCGTGATAAGGCCGTGACCACGCACCAGAGTAGTCGAATAGTGACAGGATCGTCACCGACAGCCCGCCCCAGTAATACGGATTTCGCTTTTGGAGTACTTGACCTCAACAACAGGGGTTTGCGGGGAACACTTGGAGATCTGTTCCGCAAAAGTGCTAGTTACTACACCACCGCTGATGTCGATGATCGGCTTGTCGCCTTTGCCAGAGACCTTGTATTTCCCCTTGGGGTTGGCGGTAAGCTCAATGACATTTTGGGTGAGGCTGGCGTATCGGTCATACCGAGTGCCGACCTCGAACCCCGCCTCCACGAGGCGTTTGCCTTCCAGCCAGATACGGCTCGTTCCCTTGCCGTGGTTAGTTCCGATTATGGTTAGTTGTGTTTTCATGAGTTGGAGTCCTCTGGTGTTGCCAAAATCAAGGGAAGGGAACCCAGTCCTCGGGGAAGTCGGTTCGCAGATCCCTCTTGCGCTTGGCCTCGTCGGCCTGTGCCGTCTCTTTGTCTCGGCGTTTCCTGTGACGCCCTTGAGGAACGTGGCCTTTGGCTGGGTTGAGGTTGGTGATGGCCTTCTCCTTGTTGACCCAGATCAAGGTCTCGTGGACTGGGTCGTAAGAGATGACCTCGCCTTCGGAAGCCCAGAGCTTGATGTAGTCCAAGTAGGACTGAGCCTCCTTGAGGTCGGGGAAGGGGATGGAATAGCCGTCAATCCAGACGTTCCATCTGTTTGCGATATACTTGAGCTTATGTATTCCAACCTGGGCCATAGGCTGGAGTCCGCATCTGTTGTAAAAGCTATGCGTCGCCTACACGCAGAAACCTTTTGGCTTACTTGGGGGAATAGTCACATTTCGACCTATGGCATTTAGCGCAACACCATCGGGCTGGCTGGGAGCGGGTTATACCCTCTCGGGTAGCGGAACTACGGCGGCAATCAATTTCGGGATCAGCGGGAATACCAACGCAACCCTCCCAGAGATCACTACTGCCGAGGCCAACGCAACTACTGGCGACATTCGCAAGATTTACTACGGAATAGTGGAACAGCTTTACCAATCCTACCTAGCCAAGGCCACAGCAGACAGACCCAACAGGATGACTCTCTCGAAATCCTCAAGCGTTGATGCAACGACTGGGTTAATTACCACCAATTACACCGTTCAGTTCGTTCTGGCCGCTACTGGGCTGGATGTAACTACTGAATCCGCTTAATTTTCCCACCTTACGCTTGACCTCGCTTTTCGTGAAGGTACAAGAAAAGGTGTGAAGCTATATCAGATAGAGGGAATACCCTCACTTGAGCAGTTGAAGAAGGAGCATCCCTTCACCATTTCTGGAATACTTACCGAGGATGAGAGCCTTGTGGCCTTAGTCGGGCCGAATGTGGAAAGCCAGACTTGGACGGCGATGATCTCGATTAAGAAGAATACAGATACTTGGTCGACCAGAGCTTTCCTGTGGTGTCACCCAGAGCCGATGAACATCCTTTACGAGAAGTGGGGAGTGGATGTGCAACCTCCGTTCCAATGGGCAAAAATGAAACAGGCACCAGGACACGGACTGGAATGGCAGATCGAGGAGAGTGCAGGGGATATGACAGACGCTTTAGACAAGACCCTTACGAGCATCACCAAATGCAGACAGGGGACTCGTTTGGCTATGGCTCACTTAAAGGCGGAGGCCGTCAGACTCCAAGCCAGCCGAGTTAGTCTTAATTAAAGAATCGTAATCATGCTGGAGGCTTCCAGCAGTTTGAGCTTCGTACTCTTCTCGCCTTTTGGGCCAAGGATAAGGCCACGCCCACCGACCTTTGTTTTCCCGATAAGGAACTCGCCCTTGTGGCGTTTCGATGGCTCTTTGACCTTCCAGTCTTCGTCCACAAATAAAACATCGTTACCAATCCCAATGGCCTCGATATAGCCGCCAACCAGATTTTGGATCCCAGCCAGATCGCCCTTGATTTTGATTTCGCTGATGGCAGGGGTGGCTTTGGGATCTATTAAAATTGCTCTCATATTTAGAGAGTCCCTTGCTGTTCCGTTTCTTTCAACAAATATCAAATAATTGCGTCGCAGAAGTCAGAAGGATCTCCGCTCCGCTACTATTAACAAAGTCCCACAAGATTTTCGCTATCAATACAGATAAGGTCATCCGTTTTTTAACAGCGTGCTTTTTTAACGCCTCCTTAAGAAAGCTAGTCGCCCAGAATCCTATAAACTTTCGAGTAGGGTGACGCTTGTTAGGCATACCTAGGGCTAGGCAATCAGCTCTTTTTATCAATAGCAAAAGTATGGTGTTCAACACCTTGCGGTGTTTTCCACCTTTTTTTTTGAGGTTGTGCGATTAACCAATCACCAATTTAATTACAAAAATATGAGGTTCTATTTTATAGATCCTACCGATATCCCCGAAGGGACATCGGGGGTATGTCTAAGCCCTATAATTCATGGCTTTATGACTCTTTCGCACGGATTCGTACACGATTGTATGAAGAAATTAAGGTATTGTCCCTCTCGGAGCTTGGTTGATTCTCCGTGGGGAGCGTTACCAGTCGGGTTCAAAGCTGGAGCTGATTGCATCGTGTTTGAGAAGGATGGCCGTTGGTATGCAAAATCAGAGAGGGGAACTAACACCTATCCGCTCTTCCACGAGGCACAGGTAGAAACAGAGTTCCAGCCTGTCCTGTCGTGCTGGCGAGGCTCTAGGAAGGGCTGTGTAGACTGCTCCAGAGCCTGTCCAGACATCGACCCCGCAGTCAAAAGACGCCGAGAACTGCAAATGTCGCCCGCTGTCGTCGCTTCCAAGAGGGCTAAAAAAAGAGTCGAAAGATTTTTGTTGTCATACGAGCCCCATTTAGCAATATCTTCGGAATGTCTCTCCGAGAAAGTCTCCAATCTGATGAAAGTTTTGGGAGCAAAAGGTGGGAGAGTTAAGAGTGAAAAAAAGCGTCTCGCCGCAAAAGCAAACGCACTCAAACGATGGAGTGCCAACCGATAGCTCTCAAATTCGATACAATATTTACTCTCCGCAGAGAGTCCCGCTTGGCATCGACATAGTATTATCTGAGAGTGAAATCGCTCTCCCAACCGAAAAAAAATCCGAAGTAGAAAAAAAATTTTGGTCAAATGTATCGGTTGGCACTCGCAACCCGTTGAAGGGAACACTCGCTTCCCGACTCTCTCCACTCGTACTCGCTAAACGCCTCGGCTTCTCTCTCTGCCAAGTCTTCGAGCTTATCGAAGCTGGCTCAATTATTTGCCGTAACGGACTTATCCCTGCGGAGGAGGCCGAACGCCTTCTCCAACCCAAAATAGAAAAAGTATAGGAGAACATCATGACAACTCAGTTAGCAGTTCCAGAAAATCAGTTAGCAGATCCGACTTTGTTGCATCGTCGCAATATCGCCGTTGCCAACGCCGTCCGTGAAGGGGTGCTTGGCCAGACCATCGAGATCCAAGGAAAGAAATATATCCAGTCCCCAGGTTGGGCGATGATGGCGAACGCATTTGGTTTTGTAGTCAGCGGTGGCGAGGTTCGCAAGGAAGGCGAAGGGTTTGTTGCCAAAGCCTACCTAAAACGTGTGGATGACGGAGTAGTGGTAGCAGAAGCCGAAGGATATTGTGACCGCACAGAAACCCGCTGGAAGTCAGCCCCAGAGTATGCAGTTCGCTCAATGGCTCAGACTCGTGCGGCGTCCAAGGTTTGTAAGATGGCTCTGGCCTCTTGCGTGCCTTTGATGGGCGTAAAGAACCTCTCTGTCACCCCAGCCGAAGAAGTTCCAGAAGGTGGCTTCTCTTCTTCCTACGCAAACCAAGCCCCTGTGAAGATCGTCTCTACTCCAGCTCCAGCCCCCAAGCTTGAGATCGTCAAGGAAGAGGAGAAGTCCCTCAAGAAAGACTTCGCAGAGGCGATTGTTCGGGAAGCCAAGGCGATGCCAAAGCGTGACCCCAACGCCCCGACTCGTGATATGGCTCTGACCTTTGGGAAGTACAAGGGTCTGACCATTCGCCAAGTTGCCAAGGATGAGGATGGTCTTCGCTACCTCGAATGGCTGGCCTCCCAAGACTTGAAATTGGCCAATGACGGCAAGCCTTTCAAAAAGGATGTCGAGCGTAACGAGATCATTGCCGAAGTGCTGATTGAAAACCCCGAGAAACCTCAAGGAGGAGCCGATGAATCTGATGACCTCCCCTTCTGATTTTTCGATCTGGAAAGAACTCCTGTCATGGATCCACACCATCGTCTTTGTCTTGCTTGGCGTAGGGCTGGGGGTGTCGGGTCTCGTTTTCTTGGTGGCTTGCTTTTGCACAGCCATCGACTGGGTGCGGAAGGAGCTAATAGATTGAAAATAAATAAAATGAAGACTGCCTCAATCAAGGAGGCCATCGACAGGCTTGAGGCAATGCGAAGCGGTAAGTGGACGGCTGAACAGGACAAGAAGACTTGGACTGAATTCCCAAAAGGTCGGGAGACTGGAAGCCTCTACTACAAACATCTGCAATCTGAAATACAGGCGAGAGCCTCGGAGGGTGCAATATGACATTTGATGACGGACGGATGGGGCTTCCTAGTGCATCGAAGGCCGAGCGGTGGACAAACTGCGTCGGGTCGGTGCAGTTGGAAGAACTGATCCCAGACGCAGAGCAGGGACCAGAGGCAAGAAGAGGGGATCGGATTCACCTCGCCTTGGCTGACGGAAAGGTCAATGACCTACCCAACGCCGACGAGGTGGAGTGTGCCGAGCTTTTGCAAGAGATGGAAAAGCAAGCCGTGGAGGCATTCCGTCTTGAGGTCAAGGCCGTTGACGAAACTTTTAAGGGCAAGCTGACCGCCAGCAGGGAACAGCGACTTGTTTTGAAGCGTGGGGAAACCCCGCTGATGACAGGGAAGCCCGACCTTGTTCTGTGGACGGATACCATTGTTAAGCGTGGGCTGATCGTAGACTACAAGACAGGGATGGGGATCGTTCCCACCGAGAAGAGCCACCAGCTTCGGGTGTTGGCATTCTTGGCGGCGGACGAATACGGACTCGAGGAGGTCTATGTGACTATCCTCCAGCCGAACAACCCGATCGTCTTGCAAAAGATGACTCGGTCGGAGATCCGACTGGAGCGGGAACGCACCTTGTTGGCCTTGGACAGGATCGCAGACAAGTCTGCCTATCGCCAAGTTGGGCCTTGGTGTCAGTACTGCAAAGCCACAGGGATCTGCCCAGAGGCACAGGAAGCCACAAAGTCCCTCACGACCACAGGATCAACAGCGGTTATCGACCCCAGCCAGCTCCCAAGGCTTCTGGAGGTCTGCACCTTGGCTGAATCCGTGATTGAGAATGTTCGCAAGCGGGCAAGGGAGATCCTTGACGCTGGAGGCGAGATTCCTGGTTGGAAGTTAATCAACAGCAAGCGGAGATCCATCACCAGCTCTGCATCGGCGTATCACCTCATCAAAGAGGCGTTCGGCGAAGAAGTGGCGATGGGTGCTTCCTCTGTTTCGTTGACGGATGCGACAAGGAGCTTGGCGTCCAAGGCGGGTCTCAAGGAGAAGGAGGCAAAAGCAAAAATCGAGTCGGTGCTGGCCGACATCATTGAAATGAAACAATCACAACGACTGATGAGGTCGTAAGGAGAATTATGGAATCCACATACGAAAAGATTAAGACTCTAGTAGCTGGTTCAGAGGTCAGTCTTTTGAACGAGCAGATCTGGCAACAGCACAAAACGATCATGTTCCTTGAGGAGCGTGTGACGGCATTTGAGCGAATGATGCACGCCTACACAAGGGTCACGATGGATCTAGCAAAAGAGGTTCGCTTTCAGATCACTCTTGAGGGGATGAGAACCACCCCAAGGAAAAGATACGGAAGATCGCCAGAAGAGGTCGCAAAGCGGTGGGCAGAATGGAAGGCCTTGTCAGATGGAGGTATGCCAGCAATTCAGATTGCAAAACGCTACAAGGTGGACAAGGCAACTGTTACATACGCAAAGCGAAAAGGGTACACCGTTGTCCCGCATAAAACCAAAAGCTCAGTTCCACAGAGCCTTATCGGTCACGAGCTTGTTTCACTCCCGCCAACCCGCAAAGGCCCCCGCAGACAGAAAGAACTAATGAGGCTGGCGGCGTGAAGGCAGACGAAAAGGCAATCAAGGCTCTTTCGAGCCTAAAGGAATCCAACGCCACCTATCTGGTGTTGGTCGAGTTCCAAGAAAGCCCCGATGTGTTTGTCGACAGCCGTGGAGATCAGACGAAAGGACAGCGAAGCAAGTTCATGCAAGCCCTGTACCACCATTGGTCTGGGCAACCCAAAGCAAAGGAGAAAGACGATGAATAGGCCTCAAAAAACCAAACCCGAGCAAGTCATTGGATCCGCACGGAAGCAGACGAACTTCTGGCAGAACGTGGTTGCCCTCTACGCCTTTCGATATGGGGCGATGGAGATCACCGAGGAGTGTGCTTTTGAAGTGCTAAAAAGCACTGAGCAAGCCGTGGTGGATCTGGATAGGACAGGGGAAAACCTCGTCGTCTCGCTTCGTGGAAACAAGCGGAGCGTCTTGCAGAAACTGAAAGCGTGCTGGCAAACATGGAATTCAAACTAAACATCGAACCCAAGACGATTCAGTCTGGTCTCCGCTTCTCTAGCAAGGGCGGTAGGCCAAGGGTGTTCCGTGACTCCTCTTCCAAGGCCTATGTGCGGGAGCTGATCTTTGCTTCCAAGCAGTACGCCAAGGAGCAGATCCAAGGACCCCTTCGGTGCGATGTTACTTTTGTACTAAGGCGACCCCAAAGGCTTAAGGCCAGCGGGCGTCAGCCAGCTCCAGTCCGTCCAGACAGGGACAACCTACTCAAACCACTACAGGACGCCCTTACCCAAGCGATGTTCTGGGTGGATGACAGCCAGATCGTTGCTGGCGAAACCTTAAAACTATATGCGGGGAAGACAGAAAAGCCCTGCATCGAAGTAAAGATTACAAAACTATGAAACTACCTTGGATTAAATTCTTCCCATCCGACTGGCTCTCCGACGAAAGCCTTCGCTCTTGCTCGATTGGGGCAAGGGGTCTCTGGATGGATCTACTGGCAATGATGGCAAAGTCCAATACCCACGGATTCTTGCTGATAGGTGGAACCCCAGCATCCGTGGAGCAAATAGCTCGGATTGTTGGAGAGGATTCCCAGACCACCAGGAAGTTGCTTGAGGAGCTTGAGGCCAATGGAGTTTTCAGCAGGGACGAAAAGAATGTCGTTTTTTCAAGGAGAATGCGGAGGGATGAAGCTGTAAGGGAGTCGGATCGGGAACGCCAGATCCGCCACAGATCCAAAGATGCTGAATGTCCCCAAAGGGACATATCCCCAAAGAGTAGCAAGCCTACTCGTGAAGAGTGGCTTGAGCACGCAAATACCATCAAGGGCTGGAATGCTGGGGATGCGGAGAAGGCTTTTGACTACTACGAAGCCAACGGCTGGAAGCTAGGTGGTCGTAGTGCTGTCCTAGACTGGAAAGCTTGTGCTAGGAACTGCGCCCGCAGATCCGATTCCTCGGGTGTAAGTCCAAAACAAGTCCAAGCCCAAAAGCCAGCCGTCAAATCATCGTGCGACAGCCCTCGGCCAAAGCCGATTGACTACAACTCCGTGGATGTGGTCGTTGGCCTAATCGGAACTGCAGTAAGAGAAAGACTTAGTTTAGCGATGCTCCAAGCGTCAACGCCGAAGGCTGTCTGGGAAAGAGCATTCCAGATGGCAAATGCAAATAAGGAGGCCGTATGCCAACGCTAACCACCAGAGAAAAGGTATCCGAACTATCCAAGAAAAAGACCGAGTGGCTCGAAAACGAGCTGAACTCTCCCGAGATGCAGAAGACCATCCTCTCTGTGTTGAAGGAGGGTCTTGGAGCAACCAAGTTTCAATGGGACGGACAAAGGCAACAGGCCGACGAGGTCGTGGATTTCCCAACCCGCCTCAAGTCTTGCGAACTTGCCTTGGCCTACGCCATCGGACGCCCGATGGAACGCCAGCAGATCATGGTCGCTCATCAACAGATTAAGGATCCCGCAGAGCTGGTTAAAGGATCGCCAGCCCTCAAAGAAGCGCTTCGAGAACTCCTCGATGAGAAAGAAGAAACCCACACCATAAAGTCACAAAACATAAAAGAGGTCACAAAACAATGATATCACAACAAGATCTAACCACAGGAATGGTCGCCGCCCTCGGGTTGCGAGTAAAGAAGGTGGAGGAACGAGTCGAAGTCCTTGAAGGGAAGCGTCTCGTAAAGCCCACCGAAACCGATGACGATCAACTTGAAAAGGAATGCCAGAATGTTGGCGTTTCGATGGACATCGTCCTACGCCACGACCGATATGGCGTTGGAGCTGATGCCCGATACCAAGTCGCTCGCAATTTAAGCAAGTTGGGCTGGGACACTCGAAGGATCTCTAGGGTTCTTCGTCGGTCAGTTCGCTCAATCCAGAGGATGATATGACCGAAGAACTGCTGTCTAAATACGAGCTTATGTTGAGCAGAGCAAGACGACTTGACGAAGTGTATGCAGATTCCCTTGTGAGCATCTTGCCCCTCAAAGACGAGGAGCATTACAGCTGGTTTTTCGACAGGAAAGTACCTTTGTACGAGGAGAGGCTTATTCGCCACCCATTCCTAACCAAAAAGACTCGGCTGTGGATGCGGAAGGTTCGGGAAATGGAGCTTAATCATAATTTCGTACCCAATTTCAAAATGTTATGACCGAACCACTTCAAGCCTTAGACTTTATACGAGACAACGCCTTGCCGTTGGCACAGGCCAAGGCCAACCGCATCTATCTGGAGGAATTCAGAAAGACCAAGAAGGCGATGCTGATGCGGGATGCCAGCGACGATGGGATGGTCACAATCGCCGCCCAGGAGCGAGAGGCCTACTCCCACGAAGAGTACCAGAAGCTGTTGCTTGGATTGAAGGAAGCCGTCCAAGAAGAGGAGCGTCTGCGTTGGCTGATGATTGGAGCGCAAGCCAAGATCGAGGTCTGGCGGTCGTTTGAGTCATCCAAGCGGGCGGAGATGCGACTATGAGCGTGAAGAGATTTTCTAGGCTATTGGACAGCCTTGACCATGGGAACAGGCTCCTTCGTGCAGTCTTGAAGTCAGCCCCGACTCCAATGGCTCACACGCTTCAAGAGTGCCTCAATCACTACGAAGCCGTCACCCTAATGGCAAAAGAGTCGCTTGAGCTTGCCAAGAGGCACAAGGCCAAGGCTCTGGAGGAACGGATGTGATTGTTGTCCGTTTAGAGAAGTACGAAGCCGAGGTGGCTGTCCTAGTAGGTTCGGCTAGAAACAAGTCTGCTCTAAATAAGGAGTCGAAGGACGTATACCCAGTTAACCCTGTTATGTCTTGGGGTCAGCACGTCGAGGCCGCTGGGGCTGAAATGGCGGTGGCAAAGTACCTAGGTCTTTACTGGGATGGATCCGTGGACACCTACCGATCGGGTAGCGGGGATCTGCCCTATACCCAAATTGACGTTAAGCATTCACAGGACGGCAAGTGGAAGGTTAAGGATCGTGATGAAGGAGAACTGATTCTCGTTAAGGGAGTCATGCCCGAATACACGATTGAGGCCTACTGCATCACGGATGAGGTAAAAAGGGCTTCTGACCCTTGCAAGATGGGCGAATCTAAACTCTGGTTTATTTCGGACAGGGTAAAGAGAAAGGATCTTGAAGGCCTAAAGAAGACTCTTTGGAGGAGGGCATTTGACGCACGGCAAGCGTCTCCGCCCTGTGAGGTTAAATGAGGGCTTTAGCTTGGACTCTCTATTGGATTGGGGACTTCATATCCAACACCATCCTGCGGTTCGGTTGGGGCTATTCGATTTACAACAAGGTCATGGGCTGGTCTTTAAGCCTTGATAAAGACGAGGCCATTTGGAGGAAGATTAAAAACGAGTCCTCTTGGATTAAATGACCTCCTACTTACCATCTCCTCGCTGGGTTCAGACGCCCCTAGGACAGGCTCTATGGATTGCCACCATCGACTACGGAATTTCACATAACCCTATTTACTTGGTCGAGATCTGCTCAACAGGGGAACACCGATGCGTGGACATGAGGGAGATCCGAGGAATGGAGAATTACACCTTTGATATCAATAGGCCAGAGATGGCCAGAAAGAGAGACGAGTGGCTATGAAAGACATGACAGAAGACACGAAACACGTTCCATCCATTGCCGAGATGGCTAGTGCGGCCGCCGAGATAACTTGGAGAATTATGAGCAATGGGTCGGCCAAGTCGGCGTTTGGAGAATGGCTACATAAGGATAAGCCCACCTACGACTACCATATTTGTAGGGCAATCAAACACGCTGTAACTGCCCAGCAACAGATCCACCTCAACGAACCCCAGCCCGACAATAATGGCGAGACAGCCATTGACCACCTTGAGAGAACTATCGTTCGTGGTCTCTTTGCTTGGTTTCAGCTCAAGAGGAAAATGCCTAGACTATGAAGGTTTATATCTGGGGCTATCTGCATCAATGCGGTGGGGCGGGACCCGAAACAGGGCACGCCATCGAGCTATTCCGAGACAACGGAGTCGAGGTCACTTGTGTTGTTCCACAGGGAACAGATGTCCTTTCAACCCACGAGCCTAGAAGGCGGTACTTGGATTCTCTAGGGGTAGCCACGGAAGCATATAGTCCTGGTATGTTCAACGACCAGAATGTCTGGTGCTGGTGTGAGGACAGCATTTTTGAGTATCTGGCTAGGCACGAAGAGACTCCTCGGCAAGTTGTGTACTGGCCCTGTATGAATGTTCTTCGGGACAAGGAGCTAGTAGGCATAGCCAAGACAAAGAATCTAAAGATACTTTGCCAGTCGAACTACCAGCTTGGGGAGCTTGCTAAACGCCTAAACGAAGTAGGGCTTTCTGCGGATCTCCAGCACGTTTTCCCCTTCTTCAACATTGATAGTAGATGGGGAAGGTTAAGGTTTTCCAATAAGTCCCTAGATACTCTCAATGTATTAAGAATTGGCAGGGACGATGAACCCTTCAAATACCCAAGGGATATGTGGGATCTGTTCTACAAGGTGACAGCTCCTGTCGGGGTCACAACAAGACTGAATGTCATTGGATGGGGCAGGGAGGGTGAGGCTCTCTTGGGTGATGTAGGTAAAGAAGGGCATCCATATCACGGCAGAATAAACGCCGAGCTTATACCTCATATCTACAGCCCATCGACTTTGGCTAACTACTTCCGAGACGCCCACGCTTTATTGATGTGGTATCCAGTACATGAAAATGCCCCCAGAGTCCTTTTTGAGGCAATTACCAGCGGAGCTGTTGTGGTAGGAGCATCCCACGGAGGCATCCCAGAGTTCGTTAGAGACCAAGAGACTGGCTTTCTGGTCTCAAGCAATGATGAGGCCTCTCACAGGCTTTCACAGCTTGCCTTTAATCCAAACAAAACAACTCGAATGGCTGAAAATGCCTACGACAATCTCAAGAAGGGGATTGGATGCCCGAAGTGTGCCTTTGCTAGGTTTAGTGCGGAGTTCCGATGAAAAGCGAGTGGGCTGTAGCCTTACAGAAACATTTAAGGGAGAAAGTTGAGCCACCTCCCGCTGGGTGGAAGTCGGTCAAGCAGATCTCCGAAGAGCTTGGCAAATCAGCTTGCCACACCAGCAAGGTAATCAAAAAGATGATTAAGCTTGGTCTTGCCGAAACAAAGAGCTACCGATGCTTAATGTCTGAAAATGGTAAAAAAGCACCTTACGGCAGAATGATTCCGCACTACCGCCTGTTGCCAAAGGCTAAATCTCCTTAAAATCCATCGGCAAGATCCACTTCCCAGAGATCTGCCTAGCTTGGTAGACGGCAAAGCTACCATCATCAAAGATAAGTCCATACACCCAGCCATTCTCGTGATTCAGAGTACCAAGCATCGAGCGGTTGTATTCGTAGTCTAGCTGACATAAGCATCCAGCCACCCAGCCTTGTTTGGGAACAAGCCCCTCGACAGATACGGATTGGATGGTGTGGGTATGTCCCATGATGACATTCTCCCCATAAGACTGGAGGGTTTTGCGGAGGGCATAGACCCCAGCGGCATATCCGTGAAGGAAGCAAAGGCGACCCTCCCTGTGGATCCCAAGTCTTTTTGAGTAGGGGTAGGTTTTAATCCCAAGGGTCTTACATAGATCGTCCAGCTCTTGGACTCCTTTGATCGCCGCATCTCGCTTTAGTCCGTCTGATTCGCTTTCGGCCACATCCCATAGTCGCTGACAATGATTTCCACGAAGCCAGACCTTTGTGCCTTTGCCATCCATCCATTTACTCAAGAACTCGATCCCACAGGCTACGTCATCTGAAAGGCTTTCTGCCTGTTCTGCCTTGTCGGCCTTCTTCCTCAACCCACGAAAATCAAAGAGGTCTCCGCCCATTATTTTGATATCGGGCTTAAATGCCTCTGAAAATTGGAAGAACTTCTTTGTCACAGCTCTATCTTGCATATCTCCGTGGAGGTCGAACCCAGCCATGAACTTTTGGTACTTTTTCATCGGTAGTAGTTGTCGTCCTTTTGAGGCTCAAAACGATCGTCGTATCCGTCTCTATCTTTATCCTTAAAATCCCACGGAGTCCGAGTACCAGGACGCTTGCTCCACAGCCAACGAGAGAAGGGAGATCTGTCTTGTTCGGGCTTTCGCTCCACCCACAACTCAATCAACCCTTTGATGAACTGGGCTATCATTTAAGCCAATCTCGGCACACGAGCGTTCGCATCGACCTTTTCCTTCGGTATACGCCGTCACCCCCGCCAGCTCCCCGATCCCCAGCAGAGTTAGTATTGCCCTCGATTGTGGTGGCAAAGCCATTCTCGGTTCGCTCAATCAGTCCTGTATGGGCTATACGGCCAAGGGAACTAAAGTAGATCCCAAAGACGGAAGCAGGGGGTGAGTAGGAGACTCTCTTGCCACCAGCCACCCACGACGGACTCCAGCCTGTTTTTGGTACTAGGTTGCCATACCCAGCTTCACGGAAGACATAGTAGTTAAAAGCGGCACACCAAGGATTTCCTGGTTCAAGTCCAACCGATGACAGGATAATATCTACCTCTGGGCCTGTATTTACTCCCCATTCCTTTACTCCAATCATCTTTCTGGCTTGGACAAGGATGCATCCTCGGTCATCAGCAAAAGACAGGAAGGGGATTAGGATTAACGCCAGCCAAGAAGGCATACCACGGCTCCTATGAAAAGGACGCACCATAGGCAAAGCACAATGACGAGGCGGGTCGTTCTGCTGGTGGCTCTCCAGTCCTGTAGCCAGCTCAAGGTATCGATATACTCGTTGATCGAAGGCCACTCCATTTGCACAACAAACCACGCCAGCCATACCGCTAATAGGTAGGCAGAAGCCCCAAGGATTAAACCATGCAGGGATCCTCGGTCATACGTCCCAGCCGATGGATCAAACTGCTGGATCAGCGGGGCGGCCGACCAAAACACAATTATGGCTATACAAAACGACCCAAGACCTTGGAACTTGGAAAGGAACTTCTTCACCAAGGGATCCCTACGAACTTTCTAGCCACAAACATAATACCACCAAATATGACCCCTCTAAACATCCATAGCCCTAAAGCGATAAGCGCACCTCGATAGATCCAAAGCTCCTTCAAGGCCTTCCGCTGTTTATCCTTCCAGACCCCAGCGTTCTTAATGGCCTCGTTCTTCTCTTTGACGGCCTCGTCCAGATCCACGGAGGTCTGCTTACAGGCCTGTACGGCACTCTCTAGCTGTGCCTTGGCTACAACTAGGTGCTTCTTGGCCTCTGGGTTGGCGACAGCGATTGCCTCGTCGATACGAGCTTCCGCTACAGAAAAGTCAGCCGACTGCCGAGGTGTTGAACACCCGCAAAGCAATACAATTAAAAATGAGATTAAGTACATGTGCATGGTGTTACAGGAAGATTTGCGAGATTGAGCTGTCCTTGGCCTCCCCAAGTTCCCTCTTCCTCATCAAAAGTCCTAGAAGCTCGGTCATTTCCCTCTGCGTGTCTCTCAAGTTGCCTAGATTGACCTTTCTTTGTATCGGACTGCCATTGCCCGCCCGATTGCTGTTTATTGTCACTCTCTTGAGAAGAGTCAACGGAACCCGCCTTGCCGTTCCGCTTGTCTCCCTCTTGGGTATTTTGAGATTCTTGACTGATTTCTTTAGTGAGTTCCGCTTGACCTTCTCTTGATGTTTCGTTGTTTTGAGACAAGTTTCCGCTGGATGTGCGAGAGATTGCCCTAGCAGATTCGATAGATGCGTTTAGGCTCTTCTGGGACTCCGAAGTAACCTCGGAAGAATTATCTGAATCGCTTGAGACAACATTTCTCGTGAGGCCTTGGTGAGCCGATGTGACCATGATCTCGAAATCTATTTTTTCTGGCAGATCGACCATCACTCCATTTAAGGGGTTTGCCTGTGTTGCATTTCGCGAGTTGGCAATCCCTCTTCTTACTTCAAACAGGGAATCACGGATAAATGTATCGAGATCGGAAAGATCAACGATTGTCATCTGTTCCTCCAGTTTATCGCCGCCTCAACAGCAAACCCCACCAGCGACCCAACTGCGGATGCGGCCAAAATAAAGAACTTCTTAAACCCCTCAAGTGCCGAAACTCTATTGGCTAGATCGCCAAAGCTTGAGAAGCTCTTCTCCATAACCTCCTTCATTTCGGTGACATCCTTTGACATGGAAATCATGCGCTCTTCCATTCTTGCCATACGCTCCGACATAAACTCACGATGTTCGGATCGGCTCATGAGACATCTCCTGGGTATTGGACAACAATCGGCACGCTGAACCGAATGACACAACCGATATCGTCCTTTTGAGTTTCAATTCTGCTAGAGATTCCAGAGCGACTCGTGCTGGAGGACTGGGATGAGCTAGTGGACGAAGATCCACTAGAGGACTGACTCGAGCTTGAGCTTCCAGAAGTCGAGGAGCTTGAGGAACTACTTCGGCTTGTCGAAGAACTTGAGCTATTCGAGCTAGATCGGCTACTGCTACTGCTGGAGGAGGAGGAACGACTACTGCTGGAGCTGTTCGAGGAGGATCGACTAGAGCTATTACTACTGGACGAACTAGAAGATCCGCTTGACGAATTGCTCGAAGACGAAGAATTCGACGAGGATACGCTCGCAGAATTGTTGGCAACGGATGTATTCTGTGTGTCTACTAATGAGTATCCCATAAAGCCTCCTTAAATAGAAATCCCCTCAATCTTGCCTGTGTCCGAATCGAATTTGTCGTATAGTCTCTGGGCATCGTGTCTTTGGAATGTGCATCTGTTTTCAACCTCTCCGTCGCTACTTGCCCCATTGCCCTTACTTCCTTCTGTTGAGCCAGACTGAGATTTTCCATTTTCTTTTTCGTTGCTGGTTTCGTCTTCTAAACCTTGAGCAGACTCTTGAGAACTTTGAGATCCGCCTTCATTGCCTACACCTATGCGGGATGTCTGTTCGGAGTCTTGACCACGAGTCTGCTCTTGGGAATTTGTCGACTCCAGATCACCAGAGACCTTGCTTGAAACAGACGATTCATTGGACGTGGTGACCCTTGACTCTCTTCCACCTTCGGTGGCCGTTGCCTCAACAAGCCTTTGATAAGAAGATGACTGGTGGGTTTTGAGGAGAGTCATCTCAAAATCAATCTTTTCGGGGAGATCCACCATTACCCCTGTGTTTGGATTGGCCTGTGAAGCATTTCGAGACAACGCAATCCCTCTCCGCACCTTGAAAAGGATGTTCTCGATGACGCTGGCAGAAGAGGCGAGTGGTACGACAAGGGCCATACTAGAACCCCACAGGAGTCATCATCTTGTTCATCGCACCGCTGATAGGCTCGTGGTACGACTTCAAGAAGGCCAAGGACTCCGATGCCTTCTTTACGACAAGGTTTTTGTCTAGGTCTGGTTTGAGCAGGGAAGTTGTCGCCAGCTCCCCAACGATAAGGGGAACTAAGAAGGCCTCAATATCAGAGCTGGGGGTGTAGATCCCAATAGGAATCTGTAGATCCGAGAGAACCAACTGCTGTGGCTCTAGCGAAGCCGAGAAGCGGATTGAGGAAGCCTTTGTAGGCAAGGGGATGACCCGAACTAAAGCCCTAGCCCCACCGCCAATAGTGTCTCCGAGGTATTCTGCCGTGTAGTAAGCGGGAAGCCCGCTCTGCCTATAATAAGTAAGGGTGTCTTGGCGTACTGGAGCTTCTGAAAGAAAGGTTAGGCGATGGTCTTCGTCCCAGATTACAGACCCTTCGATGCGACGGATTGGTGCCCACAATGGGATCGCATCGTCATAAAGAAGGCCAGTATAGGTTCCAGAAGCCAAAGACCACGGATCACGAAGGGTAGATCCAATAGCAAGAGGACACTTGCGATCACCGACCTCAAGTGTATCCCCGATCCGTTCGGTATCAGAGGACAGGGTGAGGCCTGTCACATTCCTAGATCCTTGGGTCAGTCCAACCGACACGCTTACAGGGGCAAGCTGGAACGAGGTGACAGGAGTTGTCTTACGCCCAGAAGGGGCTGAAAAGTAGTATTTTGCAAACCCAGCATTGATCGCACCAATTAGTGTAGAGGCTTGGTCTACTGGGATTGAAATTGGATCGTTCGGTAGGTTTGTGAACGAGATTACCCTTTGGGCGAGCTGTAATGATGTCATTTGGCCTCCTCCAGGGTTTTCAACGCCCTGTCATATTCGGCCTTTAACAAAGGCTCTCTCTGTTTGCTTTTATCGGCAAAAAACAACGAACTGCTGGATAGGTAGCGGGCGATGGGCAACAGCAGGGTCTCTGCGTAGTTGTGAGGCATCGGGATAATTGTGGAGGCCGAATAATCGCTAGTTGTAAAGGCAGGGGCTTTAATCGAAACCTCCACGGACAGAGCTGTGCTTGTGGTGGGAGAAGGCACAACAAACATCGTGATCTGGGTGGAATCGGCGGCGTCTGGGGAAGGCCGTTTCTCGTCTGCAAAGTAGGCTTGGGGTGGCGCACCAGTAAGGGCAGTCAGACTGCCAGCATAAATGGAGGCAAATGAATCGTACTCGCCTCTTGTGCGGATCGGGCGAAGGCCTACGCCATCAGAAACACGTTTTACAGGGCCGAGAACCGCTTCAACCGAGTCATCGAGCGTGACGTTATTTGAGTTGGCTGAAATCGTCGCAGTAATCGTCTGGCGTGTGTAGTAATCCAAGAGCCGATGCCCCTTGGCCCAAATGAGTTGTAACGCCGAATTAAGGTCGTTGAATATCCGCCTCCGCATGATTTCGGGGGCAGATGCGTTATTAGGGATGCCGAATACTTCATAAATTGCATCTATGGCTTGGGTGACGTTCATACAGCCACCGCCTTGCGAGGCCTCCTAGGCTTTTCCAAAGGGGCAGGGGTTTCATCAATAACAGGCTCATCTTTAAGAATCTTAACTGATGGCCTATAGAAAGCATCTTTCGTAGCGAAAATATCATCCACCGATGAGGAATCCTCTTGGCTAATAACGCCTCGATTCCAGACATGGGTATTAAATTCGTTGTTCCAGATAAAAGTGTAGTACCTACCAGAACCACCAGAGAGTCTGATGGCTGGGTTGTAGCGTGAAGAACCAGTAATTGTGATGACGAGATTCATAAAAGGAAAGGCGGGGCCGAGGGTTTCCCCCCGACCCCGCTCTCCAATAGACTTAGACGTTGTCTACGGGCAACACCAAGCCTGCGTAACGAACAGCGTGGTTCAGTACGAGGTAGTTGGGTTGTTCGCCGTCAACACGGACATAGGGGCTTTGGCCGAATATGCTCGTGATGTAGGTCTTGCGAATGAACTCGCCATCGAACGTCTCTTCGGAACGCTCGCCGTCCAAGGATCCGTAGCCACGAACTGCGGCCATAGCTCCCAGAACCATCGTGCGACCAATCGGTACGCCCTGTGCGTTACACTCGATCACCAAATCACCGACGGCGTGATCGTTAGTGATCTTGCTGTCAGCAAATGCGTTGGCGTTGAGGGTGACGCTTTCGGAGGCATCCCATCCAGTCGAGGCCGTGGCCTTTTTGACTGCAAGGGTGTTGCTTCCACCAATAGTATCGGTTGATTTAACCAATGCTTTGGTGATGTTCAGCGTGTTTCCGTTGTTGGTGGTGTATTTGTACAAGCCATACTTACCGCTCGACAGGATCAGAACGTATCCAGCCGTGTAGCTCGTCCCGCTGGCTGTGCCAGTAGGATTCGAGAAGTTGATTGCGGTTTCGGTCTGGTCGGAACCAGTCGGATAGCTGTACCCGCTGAAGAACTTGAAGTACTTCGGAGCGGTTTTGGCGGCGGCAGTAGCAGATCCACCACCCTTGAGGGTGAGGGCAGTCTTGCTGGCGGCCAAGATATCAGCAGAAGAGCTGACAGCGACGCCCAAGCTGGCTTTGGCGTTGATCGGAGATCCGATCGCACCGAAACCATCGTGGTCGGCAGGGTCAAACTGACGGATGACGTGACCATCGAGATCAACGTATCCACCAGTGAACTGCTTCGCACCTTCACCTTCAGCGGCGGCGGCGGCGTTCAAGGCGGCCAGATATTTCGATTCGCTCTTGAGGGAAAGCAAGCCTTCGCCTGTGGAAACGATAACGAACTTCTGGATCTTGTTCTTGCCAACCTGCCCGATGGTCGCAGGGCGAGCCCCACGAGTGCGGAGTTGCTGACCAGCGGCGATCAAGCCGTCGTAGGAGAGTGTATCGGTGTGCGTCAGCGCATCAATCGAGCCACGTCCGTTAGCCTGGTAGTAGTTTTTCGCAGTACCTTTGTGGAGGAACAGCTTCTGGAGGCGTTCGGTTTTCATCCGTCCGAGCCAGTTGCCGAGCATCACAGGCACATTGCTCTTCAATTCGCTGGCGAGAGCAGTTTTCTCCTCGAGCCGACGATTGTAAGAGACAGCGTGACGCAAGAAATCCACAGTCAGATTATAAGATCCGACTCGGAAGTCTTCCGTGTTGTCCTGGATGAGTGTTTCACCCTGCACGCCTTCGCCGTAGAGTTGAGCCATCGTGCGGAACGTGATTTTCGTCCCTGCACCTTTGCTCAAGTCCCGAACGGACATGACTGGGTAGCTTTCTGTGGGTCCCTCGAACTGCTGAAAGAAATTCTCAGCGGCCTCCGAGAGTTGAACCCCTTTCTTCCAAAGTTCGGGAAGAAAATTGGAAGCTTGCGACGAGATATCGCTCGTCGCGTTGTTTGTAGGAATTAAAAGGTTAGCCATTTTAATATCCTCCTATTCTTTTGTGTTTGTAAGCCTCGCCCTACAGCTTGGCCATCAAGAGCTGATACGCCTCTAGGTCGTCCAGTTTGTTAGCCAAGTCTCTAGCATTAAGCGGGGCTTGTGGAGTTGTGCGGGCGTTACCGCTCGCTGGTTGAATTGACGGAGCCTTGCGGGCGACACTTGGCGAGGGTGCTTTTGCACTAGGGTTGCGAGGTGCAATCCCAAGCTCATTAGCGGCCATTTGTGTCAGCTTGAATGGCATCGAGGGGTCTTTTACGAGGGGATTCCCTGTATCGACCATAACGTCGAAGATTTCATTCATCTTCTTAACAAGGGCTGAATCGGCCTTGCCCGCATCGGGATAAAACTCCACGGCACGAGCTTTCGCTTCTTCGATTCCCTTGGCACGTTGCGTCTGCTGAACATTTTCACGCTCCACGGCCATCTTTTCAGATTTCCGAAGCTCTCTGTTCAGTTTCAGCATCTCGACTTCAAGTTCGGCAACCTTGTCGAATTCAAGATTCTTAAAAGCGGCGGCTTTCGCCTGTGCTACTTCTTCAATCTTGTTTTCGATGTCGGCGGGAGCTACGAACTGCTCCTCTTGTGCCTTGGCTGGTTCAGCCTCTCCTTTGACCATGGCCATAGCCTGTTCAAGGGTGAGGTCTGGATTCCTAGCCCGAATCTTGAGAGCTTTGCGTTCATTCTCCGACCAGCTTCCGATCCGCACCCTTTCGGGGAGTTCGGCTTCTGCTTCTGGAGTCTCGTCTTCGGCCTTGGGTTCGACTGGAGCTTCCTCGACCGCAGGGGCTTGTTCAGCCGTAGGCTCTTCCTTGGGAGCCTCTGGAGTCGGGGCGGGTTCCGCCGATTCTTTTAAGCCTTGAACGAGTTCGTGATAAGCACGCTCATCAAGTGTCGCCACGTTAGATTCCGTCCGTGCAGTAACTTGTGGTTCTGCACCCGTTGTTTGAGGGGTTATCTCGGCTTGCGCCAGAGTGTTATTTTCGCTCATGACATAAGCCAAAAGATCCATAGCAAGAACGGAAGAGATTTGTTAGTGGATGCGACGCATAGTGATAGGCGAGGTTGCTCGATGGGATCGAGGGAGGATTAGTTGAGCATGAGCAATATGAAATCCCTTGGCCCGCTAGGGGTTAGTCCAGCGTCTGGGTATGGGTATGTTTCTGGGTCGAATGCCGCAAGGTTTTTTGGTGAGGGGACTATCACCCCCAAGTTCTTTGCTTGGCACGCATTTTTCCAGATCCGACCAGGAAAGTTTACTGGTAGCGTTATGTCAAAATATTATGTCGGCCCTAAAGGCTCATTTATTTACGGATCTACAGTTGAAGTTCAAGGCCTTGACGAAGCGCTAACTCCAGCAGGGACAAAGACTTATGTATATATTGAGTGCGGTGTAACAGATGCGGCGATAACTACCGCTGAAATCAAGGGGTACTCAACTCAAAAGCCCTTGTTTGAGCCAGAGGCCGAACTTGCGGAGCAGACGAAGGTACGTCACTTCCTTGGCGTTGTTGTAAAGCAGAGGCCGTTTCCAAAATTTGGGCATAATTTAACCTACCCAGTAATTCAAAGCTCATTTTCTGTCCCAATCGCCGTCCCTGCGTGTATCAATGGATATCGTGGGGTTCTGATTACAACTTCATGAAGGGCAGACGCACTTCCTTCCAGCGTTTTGGGAGTATGGTCGGAGTTCAAGGGTCATCTCTTAACAAGTGGCCGAGGGGTTATGAAGTCCGTAGGGACATGGACACACCCATATCCAGCTCTCCTCCAACAGATCAGTCTGATGGCAAAGGCATTTATAACCTAACGCTAAAAAATAACGACAAGCTTGAATACACGCCGTCAGAGGCCGACATGGGTGAAGAGGTGTATGGATGTATCACATCTGGATACACGAAAAACCAGAAAGCTCCTCAAATCGAGTACAATACAGATATCGCTATAGCTAACAGGCGAGAGAGAGAAGATTACGAAGCCGAGAAATATCACTTCTCTAGCTCTGGGCGCATTTGGGCAGTTGGAGAGAACCGAGAGGTTGGAAGTGTAGATAGTTCCTGTATCCCTACAGAAAATGTCCCGCTAGTAGCTAATTCCAAGTTCAAGATGAAGTTTTGGGATGAAGCAACAAGCAAAATGATAGAAATCCCGAAGGGTGCTGGATTCACTTCTGGAAGTTTGGTTAGGCCGATCGCTTTCAGCGATAAGGCTGACAAAATACCGAATGGTGCTGGAGTGGGTGATATGCGTGCCCACACGATTGAGGGCGTACCAATCAAGATTGCTCATGCAATCCTAAATCGTTGCAAGGAGGTCTCCCTAACTGGTTCTGTTGATTACACCATAGAAAGAAACAGCAAGGAGTGTGAGGGTCCAACAACAAGCACTTATAGTTGGACTTCCGAGAGTGGCCCTAATGGATGTCCACCAGGAACGTGCGAGGACACAAGTGGAAGCATCACGCTTACGTGTGTCTCTGAGAAGCAAACTACAAAGGTTGGCCTTACTGGCTCGATTGACATGACTGCCTATAGGTACAAGCAACTATCTGATGTTTGGGAAGACCCAACGTCGCTAGATTTATCCCTAAATTACTTTTATGGAAGCGTGGAAGATGGTGCTTCGTTAAGGAAAGTCTCACTTTCGAGTTGCGAGCCAGAAACAGACAGCGTCCAAACGCCAATTCCTCCACCGACGCTTGAATATATCACTGATTACGACAAGCAGACAAAGTTAAGCTCTGGATGTCTGGTCTACCCGCACTCTAACAACACCATCCTTTGCGCCACGCTAGAGGACAACCTAAAGACAACTGACTTTACTGCGGATAACTGCATTCCAAGTACGGCAAAGACAACTTACGACCTAATCACAACGCCATACTCATTTTATGTCTACGCAAATTATTTTTATGACATAGATAATTTTTTCCCAGACGGAGTTCCTCGTGGCCTCCCGCAGATATGCCCACAGCTTATTGCTGGCCCAAGCCTTGAAGCTTTTTTTCAAGGTGATGGCTGGGATTTTAGCGGGATTGGAATTGAGGGGCCAGAGCCTTGGTATACTGATAACGACTGCGGAGATAAGGCTCAAAACTATAAGAACTACAAAATGGATTGGAAAGGTACTGGCCTCAAGAAGGTCATTCTATCTGGAGCGTGCGGAAATGGCTTTGCTGGTATGGGTAAATATGACAGGGAGGGTTCTAGCGGTTGCAAATGCGACTCGGGTTGCGAGGCGTGTACAAACAAATACGGAGACTTAAAGTTCAGCTGTGAATGCCAGCCCCTGTGCAATGATCCAGATTATAGCGGTGGTTTTGATGAAAACCCATGCAATGGCGAGCGCAAGGACAAGTGTGATGGTAATTTCAGGGCTAGGATTGCAATCGGAAAATATGTCGGAGTCGAAAATTACCCAGAGTACAAACTTTACAATGTTGCGCCAGTTCCGCTTTCAACAAAGGCAACAACAAAGACAGAAGATCTGACTCTGTGGTGGTTTGCTGCTTTTACGGATATACTTGAGTACGCTTGGTATCTCGAAACTGGATTGCTATCCGTTCCAGTTTTTCTTAACGCTGAAAGCATTAAGATGCCCTCTGACAATTCTCTAACAAGATATGAGAAAAAAACTGTAGGGAATCTGACAGTCAAATGTGATGACTGGTCAACCACAATACCGCTGTTGGGCATTTTTGCTATATCCAAAGAGACGGAGTGCATAGGCTCTAGCAACTCTGACGGGTACAACGTAATCGTTGGATCCGAAGCGGGCACACCACGGCAATATTGTGTTGGGTGTGACGGGGCGGATTTACAGAGATGCTGTTCGCCAAGCGGATGTAGCGGATCAGAGGGGCAGGGTGATTGTTGCGTGTCAACTTATTGCGGGATTGATGACCCATGCGGTTATGCTTACAGGTCATCAAAGTATGGGCATGAGTGCGACCAAAACAAAAATGCTGGGGATTGCTCTGGTTCGTGTGAATCCTCGAATGGAGAGGACTGCGGGTGTTGTGGGTGTAGTTTTGAAGCAGACAACTACTGCGAATCAATATGTCCGCCGATGACAACTTGCAAACCTTACGTTGTAACCCAGCCATTCAAAGCATTGGGTTGCTACGGCGACGCCCACGAAGAAGACAAACACGAAGCATCAGTAAACCTCACGCTTGAATTCAAACTTTTCACAGAAATGGAGTAATATGAACAAATCAGAACTGGTATGGAACGAAACTGGAATTGTTATGACCCAAGGCCTTATGTGCCTAGAGGTTGACAGGCGAGTTTTTAAGCTAGATCCAAACTCCCCAGACCAACTGATGCTTGAGCTTGGCCGTACAAAGACCCTCCAGTACGAAAGTTCTAGTAGAACCGCCTATCTCTTTGAGGCTCCGATGAAGGAAGACGTGCCTCACTTAAGGCCTTTTGTGAAAAGGGGGATGATCGGTAGGTGCTATGAATCAAATGCTTTAACCCATCAGACCATCACAAGCGATTGGGTTTGCTCTGTGGATGGCGATATTCTCCCATCTCCTCGGCCTGTCCTTGAGTTGTTTTATAAGGCTCCGTCTCTTGTCCAACAGGCCATGTCGTTTGGATCTGCCATAAAAAAGGCTACTTCCGATGGGACTTTAGCGACTAAAGTAAGGCCAGAGACGTTCGCCTTCCGTAAGGAAATCTGTTTTGGGTGCGAGTACTACGATCCCTCAGCCTTCTTGGGTACTGGAAGGTGCAGGGTGTGTGGGTGTGGGGTTGGAAAACTGCACATGCCGTCCCAGAGCTGTCCTAAAGGTAAATGGGGTAAAGAAGAATGATCGTTGTGATGCAGATCTGGGACGGAGACAAGGACGACTCCGTAATGACGGCAAAGGCTGTCAAAGAGGAGTACCCCGACTGCCAGCTTGGGATCCTAGCTAATAACTGCGTCCATCCAGAAGAGCTGGAGGGCTATGCTGACTTAATCCATACGACAACCGAGGATGTCTACCATGATCGAGCAGGGGGTTTAGCTATCCACGAGCTACTCGTTTTAGGTCTTCGCTTGTCTGGGAAGGTGATCGTTAAGATAGATCCAAACACGGACATATCTTTTCAAGAAGGCCTCGAGGAGGAGCTAATCAGGAGCGGGGTGTTCGGTCAGCTTAATATGATCGAAAGAGACCAGTTGCTCGTTTCAGCCAGTATATTTGCAGTCTCCAGAATCACAGCACGAGAGCTTGTGGATTCCTGTATTCTTCTTGATACGGCCATTCAGAATCCTTCAAAAGGCAACCAAGCAATGCTTCGTAGGTACTTTAACCCAAAGAAGGGGTTGTCCTCGCACGACTGGCCGATTGCCTATGCCTCATCTGCTTTGGGCATCCCGCACCACTATTCTGGTAAGCTATTGAAGGCCTTTCATCACAACCCAAGAGAGCGGGTATCGACAATGATGTTCAAGAAGACTTCCGAGGAGACTTCTAGCGGAATCGTGATTCCTCCAAGTGCCACAGATTTGCGTTCCGAGATCCTTGCCGAGTCCCCAGAACATATTGGGCTTAACAAGGCCATTGAGTTTCTATCAATGATTTGGGGTAGCGAAGGGGTTTCCATATCCATGAAGCGTGACCCCGATGCTCGGATGTATATTGGAGATAAGATGGATTCTGATGGGGTTCTTCATCATTCCGCACCCACATTCAACGACATAGCAGAAGCCAAGAAGGTGCTTAAAGAAGGTGTGTTTTCTTTCAAGGTAATGAATGCCAAACCAGACAACGGAGCAGGGGTTTCGATGCTTGTCTTGGACATTGACCGCCCAGTCCCAGAAGACTGCCAAGCCTCGGTCATCTCAACCTCTCATACCCACTCCCAGATCTTCATGCTGATGGATCAAAACATCACGCAGGAACAAGCCCTAGAGCTTATCAAAGAAGCCGACTTCGCCGACAAGAGCGGAAGTAAGGCCACAACCTTGCTGGTGGGAGTCCGAGTACCAGGATCTGCGTCTTACGAGGAGGTTTGCCTACACAATACAACTGAAGACAGATGCACCGCCCATAAGGTTTTGGCTGACGAAAAGGTTCGGCTGGTCAAGCTCGTGGATAAATTCTTTACTTACGACGAGGCTCTGGCCGTGATTCGTGGCCTTGCAGAATCCTATAAAGTGCGGCCTCCTGTGACGGAACCAGAGCCAGTACTTCCTTAACTGCCATATAGGCCGAGTGCCTGTTTTGACGTTCTTCTGGGGTAATTCCCGCCTCTAAAACTGCCTCTTTAAGGCCTTCCAGATGCCTTGAAAGGGTCGGTAGGTACCACTCGTTGTACCCAGAATTGTCTTTTAACCGCTCTATGAGTGCCAGTTGGCTGGCTGGATCGCTCATGCGGGTGTGGGATTACCGCCAGCTAGGCCAGCATCAACAGGGACACTTTTCGTTCCACCAACGCTAGGAGCGGGTGAGCTAGGGGATCCAGCTTGGCCGAATACTCGTCCGTCTGGAGTGATTCCATTCTGGGTGGGAGGCGGGGCAAAGGGCTGAATGATCGACTCTGCATCCACAATCCCGAGGGCTTTGAGGCTCTGGTTGTAGAACAGGGCGACCTTCTGCTGAACTTCTGGGGGCAATCCATAGAACTGGGTGACAAGACCCGCCGCTTGAGCGTTGCTCTGGAGCTGTTGCTCTCCGTGGTAGCGGGTCAGAAGGAGTCGGATATTGATGTTAATATCGGCAATTTCTTCTGGGGTGATTGTCACAAGCTGGACTGCATCGCCTTCCAAGTAGTTGAACATTTCTTTTTTGTTCATGTTGTCCAACAGGATCAAGACCAGCCGATTGACCACTTGGGACAGGGCTGGCTCCAAGGACATCAAGTACTGCGAGAACATTTCGTTGCCAGCTTGGTCGATGCTTCGGATGCCAGTAGCCAGCTTGCTCGATGGCAATCCAGAGAACTCTTGGTCGCCACCAGTCATCACGCCCGACTCAAGTTGAACGAGCTGGGTGAAGTATTGAAGCATGAAATTGAGATCCTTTTCCTTGGACTCTGGGAGAGCCACATAGGTCAAAGCATCGGCGGCCGCAAAACCTGGGCGGAGGGTATAAGTGCCTCCCGAATTGAGAATGAGATTTGGATTTGCAGACCCTTCAAAGGTCGCATCTGGACGCCAGAATGTGACTCGCCCGCTTGAGCTTTGGCTGAAATTGAGGCGGTTAATGGTCAGATCCATGAAGTCTTGCGAGGTCTTGAACTGCTCCACTCCACCCATTCCGTACCAGCGTCCGTCCACAGGGTTCACTCGGACTACTGTGAAAGGTCTACGGCCATCGGAGGTCACATTTGCCACATACTCGTAGAAGATTGCCCGCTGATTGCGAACATCCAGCAGAAGCATGATTTCTTCGGTGATTCCGTCTCCGTTTGCATCGTACCGCAGATAGCATTCTGCAATTTCCATCGTCGGGTTGTTGAAGGTATTGTTTGGCTCGTAAGCCTCGCCACGCTCCGTTCTGGCCTGTTTAGCACCAGTCTTGGGGATCCCAGACTCGGTTGCAGACAGGCGGATCTGGTCAATCGCCGCTTGGATTCGGAGCATCTCCTCTTCGGGTGTCTCTTCGCTTTTCGACCCTTTCTTGTTGTAGAGGTCGGCCAGCTCCATAACAGGAGCGTCATAAAGGTGAGCCACAAAGTCGGCATCATCCACAGAGGTTGCATTGAGTGGGCAAATAAAGTCTTGGTAGTAGACAGGCTCGGCAGTTGGGCCTTCTGAAATGATTGCCCTTCGGCTGATCGTTTGCTCGATGAACACAGGAACAGGGGGCTGGATCGTGGCCATATCCCGCCTCAAAAGCATAATAGGTTCGCCGATCTCGTTCTGGGCTGGGACAAAGCTGTCCTTATCGGTAATGAAATCTCCGTCCGTTGCGAGGATTGGCTGGCCGTTTAGATCCACCAGAACCTTGGCATTCCGCTGATAGACTTGCTCTTTTTTAACGTGGGTCGTCTTGACCACGCATTCGCCACGGACAAAGGCCAGTTGCAAGGCCATCGCCATGGCATCTTTCACCCCAAGCCTGTTGAACTTGTAGCGAGCATATCGCTCAACCTTGTCTGCGATGTCCCGATCGGCCGCTCCTTCGGGCAGGGCAGAGAACCAAGGATCTGTGCCAAGGAAGTATTTCTGTGCCTTTGCGATCATTTGCCGAACGATACGGCGGGTGACAGGCACGATAAGATTACTCTGCTCGAAGATCCCTCCCATTACCGCTGGACGCCAAGAAACATTGTTTTCGTAGATCCACTCAAAGATCTGACGACGACCAAGGAATGTCTCGAAGGCCATCAACGAGGTCGGGTTGGTGTTGTAAGCAGTATTACGGACGATACTTCGCCCCATCTCTACCTCGAGCTTGCGGAGGCGTTCCCATGCGTGCCGAACCAGCTCCTTTTCTTGCTCTTCGGTCAACTTATAGGCTGTTGGGAAGGCAACCGCAGTAGGGGTTCCGCCACCCAAAGCCCGAGCGTTTGGCCCACTTCGGGCAGAATCAAGAGCCTTCTCCAGTTCTTCGGCCTTCTTTACGAGGTTATCTACTTGATTCTCAGCCATATTCGATTTCAACCATCAATGGCGAGGCGTGCGACTACTTTGTCTGCTTTGCGTCGCCCATTGCATATCTCTGACGGACAATCTGTTCCTCGTATTTGTTGCGGAGCTTAGAGGCTAGATCTTGAATTCTTTGCTTCTTTTTGTCGGTTGGGTTGGCGATATCGGCTTCGGTAATGTTCACCTCGAACAAGGCCTGTAGCTGGGGCTGGACAATGGAGTTGAGTGTCTCTTGTTCCCGCAGAGTCAACCGAACCTTCTTTTTGCTGTAGGGATCTGTGATCTCGGCTCTGGGTGAGTTAAGAACCCAAGTCTTTCCATCTGTTGAGATCTGTTGCCTGTTGTAGGACTCCACGAACCGATTGAGCTTGGAGGCGGGCTTCTTTTTGTAGACGGCGACAGGGGA